CTACGGCTTCATTACCCGATCACACTCGTAGGCGAAGGACGCAAGCTCCCTTCGTGATGATGGGTCCGTCACAGCCTCGATCATCCGTCGGCCATTGGTCTGGATAGTGACAATCACCCCCTGGAACTGCGTCTCGCAATAGACACCCTTGGCGATAGTCCTGCATGGCAGAGACTGGCGCGGTGAGCGTTTGCCGTTCAGCGTCCCGGATACTGTCATGGATTTCGGCTTTAATTCGACGTGGCGCGTTGCTTTCACGAGTTGCCCATTCAGATGTCCGCCGATCGAGCGGCACTCGGCCGCTGCGGCTCCTGAAGCAACAGCGCAAAATACGACGAGCCCAATACCCATTCCCATGATGCCGTTCATCTGCCGCTCCGTCTGTGAACAATCAACTCGCGAGCAGCTGTACCTTTGCCGCCGGCAACCGAGTAGAGCAGATCCACATCCACGAGGTCAAATGCAGCAAATAGTTCGCGCGTCTGCGGAACGTCGTTAATCGATAGGACGAAATTCCCCTTCAGCCTACCCAGCCGTTCGGCCATCACCTCAAACTGATCACGACCGAACAGAGCGGCGCCATAGTCACCCTCGCTGCCGAAGTATGGCGGGTCGAGATAAAAGAGCGCGCCCGGCAGATCATACCGATCGATGAAGGCCAGCCAGTCGAGGTTCTCGATCACCACACGGGCAAGCCGCTCGTGCACGTCCTCGAGGACAGGTGCAAGGCGCGTGAGATTGAACCGAGAGCCGCCCTCGTGCACCACCCCGAACGTCTGACCGGATACCTTGCCGCCGAAGGCAAGCTTCTGGAGATAGATGAAGCGCGCTGCGCGTTCGAGGTCCGTCAGCGTGGAGGGGTCACACGCCTTCAAGCGCTCGAACTCGCGACGGCTGGTGATCTGGAATTTGAGGCAATCCATGAACTGCGGATAGTGCCGTTGAAGGATGCGAAACAGGTTCACGACGTCCCCGTTTCTGTCGTTGATGACCTCGTGGCGAGGCGCCGATCGGCGACGGAAGAAAACGCCGCCCATACCGACAAAGGGCTCGGCGTAGGTCATGTGCGGGATGTTGGCGATCATCTTGACCAAGCGCGGCGCCAAGGTCCGTTTCCCACCGATCCACGCGGCCGGCGGCTGGGTATTAACTACGTCTCTAAAGCCGTCTTCAAAGGGCATTTAAAAGGTTCTCAGAATCATGTCACAGAGGGCTGCCTCGAAAGAGGTCTGGGTGTGACAGTTATCCGTAATCGCTGTCGGAAGGGTCTCGCGTCGAAACTAGGCCCGTCCTCGGAGGCTTGCCTCCGGCACCTGGTGCTTGGCTCGCGGAGATCCATCTGAGATCTCCGCAAGCCGTGTCGCTGAGGTATCAGTTGATCGTCTGTTCCGCTGTCTCTTGCACAACCGGCTCGGCCGCGACCGCCGCTTCCGGCCGGTTCGGGTTGAGCTTGCGATCGACATATTCAGGCTCGTACTTCTGGAGCAGGGCATAGGCCTCCGTCAGCTGGGCCGAAATCGTGTCGAAGCCCTGGGCGAGCATATCGCACTCGTTCTGGAGAGCTTCGTTACGGCGCTTCATCGAGTTGATCATCATGTGCATGCTAAGTTTCCTTGTGAGGTTGTTCTGGATGGAAAGTCGGGATCGGCGTGTCATTCGGCCGACCAGTTGACCTCGGCGGCTGCGGTGATGGCCTGTGCGGTTTCTGCCGCCGCAATCGCCTTTTTCGCGGCCATACGCTTGGCCTCGACGCCTGCCGAGATGTGCTGCCATCCCGTGAAGGTATCGACGATCTGCTGTGCCTTCTCAGCCTTGGTCATCCCGTCGGCTTCGGCTTCAGCCACGATGTGAGGGATATCCGCGTCCGGGACGCCGGCGAAAGCGACCTTTGCGCGAGCCTCATCGAGCTTCTGCTGATAGGCCATGATCTGACCAAAGCCCGGCGTGATGAACTGCATCCGGTATGCCTCGGCCGCGCGGTCGATCTTCACCACGGCCTCGACGCGCAGCGCCTCGATATCGACCTCAGCAGCTGGCGGGCTCCATTGGTCGATGTAGGTTTTCAGGCTGTCCGGGATTGACGGCCAAGCGTCGGCAAAGCCGTCAAAGAGGGCGTCCTCGGCCTTGGTCAACTGACCCCGCAGAGCCTCGCCGTCCGGGCCCGCCAGCTCGATCAGCATCTTGTTTGCGGTCTGATACCAGAACTCGGATGCGCTGAGGATCTGCTGTCGGCCGAGCCAGATGGCAGCGGCAACGGCCCAACGCGAGGGCTTCTTCTGTTTCAGGCTCTCAACGACGCCGTCGGCCATAGATTCATACATGCTGTCGATGCTGTACATCGGGTGCTCCGTGCTTGTTTTGGTGGGTGTGACTGGTGAAGAAATATGAGCCGGCCCTCCTCAAACCGACTTGTTGAGGAGCGCGCCTGCGGCGGTGCTTCTGCCAACGAGGATCGAAACGCCGGCGTCCACCGGGCGGATGCGCAGCCGGTAGCCAAAGTTGCCGGCGTTTCGGCGCATGTAGTAGAGGAACGTCGTCTTGCTGGCGTTCAGCTTGTTGAACGTAACAGTCGTCTGCGCGACCTCCTGTGCAGCTCCGCCGGCAACGACTTCATAGAGCGTCATCTCGACGTCAGTAGACGACAGTCCGCCCATGACAGTGCAGCGAAGCCTGCAATCGGCGAAGATCAGCAGACTGTCCTGGTCGGTGATGGATACGCCGACGAGGCTGTTGATCTGAACCTCGTTCGTGCCCGTGATCGTGTTGCCGTTGGTCTGCGCATCGATGTACGCCATCGACGATGCACGGGAGGCGAGCTTGTCATATGTTACGCCACCGACCGTCAGCTTGTCCGTGCTGATCGATCCGGTCTGAAGCATCGCCGTCGTGATAGAGTTCGCTGCGATCTTGTCGGCCGTGATCCCGCCGTCAACGATCAAATCGCCACCATTGCGCTCGAAGCAGCCGACGCCGCCGAAGTAGACATTCCCACCCGTCGTGTCCCGCTGGACGAACAACTCGATAATGGCGGATGCCGCTTGTCCAGGGGAGACAAGGTTTGCAACGAGCGGCCCCGTACCGCCCGAACCCCTGTTGCCGGTATTGAGGTAGTCGACGAAGCTGGCGATGCCGCCATTGGCATCCAGCCAAAGGACGCGGATCATGGCGTTGAAGTTGTTGTTCGAGTAGACGGCCCCGGTGAACCGATAGGCCGTGCCTCCCTTGACCGGGAATGACCGGCTCTGGCAGTTCGTGTAGCCGCCAGACCCCCAAGGCCCGGCGGTAAAGGCCATGCCGTTGTAAGACTGAAAGAGGCCGTGATCGCCCCAGACGATCCACCCCGGAATGGTGCCGACCCACGCATCCGTCGTCGTCATCTGGTTGTCCGGGACCAGATTGTTAAAGTCGGTGATGACAAGCTGCTTGGCGGTGATCGATCCCGCCGCGATCTCGCGCGCGCCGAGGGTGTTTGCCTGCAGCTTATCGCCGGTGATGACACCGCCCTGGATGTTCGCCGCCACGATTGCATTCGCAGCGATCGTGCCGGCTGTCACAGCGCCAGCGCCGATCTTGCCGGCAGTGATGGCATTGGCCGCGATCTTGTCGGCGGTGATCGCGTTGGAGGCGATCTCTGTGGCGCTGATCGTGCCGACCGCGATATGGCCGGCGCCGATCGTGCGCGCATTGATCTCGTAGCCGGTGATCGTGGACGCAAGGAAGCTGTCGGCCGAGATGGTCCGGACAGCGATCTTGTCGCCCGTGATCGTGCCGCCAGCGATCTTCGCCGCCGTGATAGCATTCGCCGCCAGCTGGTTGGTGGACACCGCGCCGGCAGCGATCGTCGCTGCGGTCACGGCATTGGCCGCAATCGTGCCGGCTGTCACCGCATTGGCCGCAATCGTGCCTGCGGTGATCGCATTTGCGGCGACCTTGCCAGCGACAACCGCATTCGCAGCGATCTTGTTGGCCGTGATCGCATTGGTGACGATGTTGCCTTCCTGGATGAGGGTAACACCCGCGATAGACCAATCCGACGGCTGCGTCTGGTTTGCCCCAGCTTCAGCGAAGAAGAGGCGAGCAATCCATGTGTACGAGCCAGACCCCGAAGCCGGTGTGTTGCCGATGACCCTGCAGAACGGTCTTGCGAAGACAGCGTCAGCTGGGGACGTGGCGATCACGAACGCGCGCGTCATGCGTTCGAGATGCTTTTCAGGGTTGGATCCAGTGTTGTTATTCCAAGCCGTAACTGCCTGGCCAACCACGGCTCCGGCAACATTGTAGAACAGGATGAACATCTGAAAGCCACCGCCACGGTGACCATTCATGTAGCAAGAGAACTCGTAGCGCTGGTTGGACTCGACGGGGTATTTTTTATCCAGATTGGTGGCTTCGGGATTTACGGAAACCACATCCACGTACTGGTTGTTGTCGTTCCCTGTGTTGATGAGTTCAAGACCGCCGTCGATCGGAACCCACGTTGTATCGACGCGATTGATCGCCCACGTCCCGCCCATTGGGTTGGCGCGCCAACCGGTGAGGCCAGCACGGAAATCCGAGTTCTCCAAGAGGTTGGTGCCTTTGCCGACCGCGAGTTTGTCAGCGGAGATGGCGCCAGCTGCAATCTTATCAGCAACCACGGCGCCGGCGGCAATCTGCCCGGCCGTGATAGCACCGGCCGCGATCGTGCCTGTCGTGACGGCGTTCGCAGCAATGGTTCCAGCCGTGACCGCATTCGCCGCCACCGTCCCAGCAGTAACCGCGTTCGCTGCAATGTTGCCGGCAACGACGGCGCCAGCAGCAAGCTTTCCCGCCTCAACCGAACCGCCCGAGATTTTTACGGCAGTTATCGCGTTCGCTGCGATCTGGTTTGCAGTGACCGCGTTTGCCGCAATTTGGTTCGCCGTGACGGAGTTTGCCGCCAGATGGACTGTGGAAATCGATCCATCGACGACCAGCTCGGCACCCTCCGCCTTCCGCAGAGAAATGCGATCGATGATCAGGTAGCGCGTCGTTGACGGGCTGTGGTGGTAGATCTGCACCTTGCAATAGGTGGCAGAGCCAGGGACCTGCGTCTTGCCGGAGCGCTTGTCCCAAGCGGCGGGAATGGACGCGTTCCCCTGGACGTCGGTGTACTGCGGCGACGAGAGCGCTGTCTTGTTACGATCGAACCACAGGATGCGGTAATAGAAACCGAAACCTGAAGATCCGTCAGTCGTGCGAACGGACACATCCCACGCCAGCCAGTCACCGGACGTCACCGGGATGAAGTCCTTCGTGACCATGTTCATTGAGATGGAGCCACCGGACCCGCCGTTGACGCCGTTTTCCAGAACAAGCGACCACCGACCCGTTTGTGCGTCACCGACCCAGAGCCAGATATTTGCGCCGCCCGCACCGGACCCATTGTACATCGGATAGTTGGCGTCCCAGACCGATGTGAGCGCGCCTTGCTCAAACTGACCGTCGGGAATGAAGTTCTCGAAATCCGCCAGGATTAGCTGCTTGGCCGAGATCGCGTTCGCGGCGATGTTATTGGCCACGATTGCGTCAGCGGCGATTTTTCCCGCAACCACGGCGTTTGCCGCAAGCTCATTCGCAGTGACGGCGCTGGCCGCCAGCTTTGCAGTCGTGATGGCACCGGAAGCGATTTCGGTCGCGGAGATCACGCCCGCCGCGATCTTTCCGGCGACAACCGAGTTCACAGCCAGCTTGTCAGACGTCACCGCAAGGGCATCGAGCTTTACCGTTGTGATGGCGCCCGAAGCGATCGTTCCGGCAGTGACGGCGCCAGCAGCGAGCTTGGCCGTCTCGATCGCACCGGAGGCGATCTTCGCGGCCGTGATGGCATTGGCCGCGATCTCATTGGCCGTGACAGCATTGGCGGCGATCTTGCCAGCTACGATGGCGCCAGCGGCGATCTTGTTCGCTGTGATCGCATTGGTGACGATATTGCCCTCAGAAATCAGGGTAAGCCCGCCCTCGCTCCAGGGCGACGGCTCCGTCTGATACTGCGTCGCCTCACCAAAAAAGAACTTGGAGAACCACGTGTAGGAGTCCGTCCCATAGGTGACGCTGTGTCCCATGCAGCGCAGGAAGATGCGGACATGCGTCGTGCCGGCCGGAGCCTGACCGACCACGAATATGCGCTCGTAGTTTGAAAGCTGGCTGCCGGGATCTGCATTCTGGTGCGTTGGCTTGTCGGCGAACGTGTAGCCGATCGTGTTGCCGCCATTGTTGAGATACTCGATGTGCAGGCGTGCGTAGTCGGATCGATGGCCGAAGACATAAACCGAAGCTTCCAGCCATGTCCCTTGAGCGACCGCCCACCGCATCGACATGGCGGTGTTGGCCGGATCGAGCGGGAAGACGTCCAGGAACTGCCCGTTGTTTTGTGCTCCGGTTTGAACCGCGCGGAACGAGCCGCCGATCGGCGAGTACTTGTCACCGCCCTTGTCGAAGACCCATGTTCCACCGGAAGCATACGTGCCCCAATTGGTGAGGTCCGCCTGGGCGTTCGAGTTGTTGATCCAGTTCGTGCCCTTGCCGACAGCGAGCTTGTCGGCCGTGATGATACCGGCCGCGAGGTTACCGGCAGAGACCGCGCTGGCTGCAATGGTGCCAGCCGTGATGGCATTCGCAGCCACGGTACCGGCAGTGACGGCGCCGGCCGCGATTGTGCCGGCCGTCACCGCGTTGGCGGCGATCTTGCCAGCAATGACGGCGTTCGCGCCGATCGTCCCGGCCGTCACGGCGCCAGCGGCAAGCTTGGCCGTCTCGATGGCGCCGGCGGCAATCTTCACTGCGGTAATTGCGTTCGCAGCGATCGCGTCGGCCGTGACGGCATTTGCTGCAATAGCGTCGGCCGTGATGGCGTCGGCCGAAACATGACGCGCAATAATCGCGCCATCGACAATCAGGGATGCTTCCGCCATCTCGACAAGCTGGATGTCGGAAATCAACCAGTAGCCTGCGGCATCCGTTCCGGTATCCATGTAAGGAACAGGTGTTGCCGTCTGTGTCCTGGAGCTGTCCGTCTTGAAGCGCCACTCGATCGTTTTGCCGGCAGCTGCCTGATACCCGGTGTCCGTTGCAGAAGCGATCACGCTCCCGTTCGACGCGGAAATCGACATATCGTTGATGACAAGGGCATTGAAGTTCTTGTTGCAGCCGACGTTCTTCACGATGGCCGATGCGCGGTACCAAGTGTCCGGCGTCAGGGGAAAACCGCGCGCGATCCAGCCGTGGATGCGCGGCCCGGCGTTCGCCGCCGCCAGAGCAGCATTGAACTTCATGGCGCCGGAAACGCGCATCGCTGCGACCTGGGCATCCGCACTGGAGACGAATGTCACGTAGGGAGCGTTCGGAGCCCAGTAACCCGGATCTCCGTAGAACCGGTCAAGAATAAGGCTTGCGCCGACTGCGTTCGCGGCGATCGACATCTTGGAAGCCGTGATCGCGTTGACGGCAATCTTATCGGCAATAATCGAATTCGCCTGCAGCTTCGGCGTCGAGATCGCGTCATCTGCGATCTTCGTGTTGGTGACGGCATTGGCAGCCAGCTTGGCAGCATCAACCGCGAGCGCCGCAAGCTTGGCATTCGAAATCGCGAGATCGGCGATCTGCGTTCCAACGAGCTGCCCTGTGACCTTGGCCGCCGCAAGCGCCGCGATCTGCGTATCGGTCAACTGGCCCGTGACCTTGCCGGCCGCGATGGCTGCGATCTGTGTGTCCGCGATCGTGCCGCTGATGTCTGGAGCCGCGACACTCGAAGTCCACGCGGACCCATCAAACCGGTAGATCTTGCTATCGGTGCTCAGAAACACGACACGGCCTGCCGTATTGCCAGACGTCGGAAGCGAGGCGACCGTTTCCACGGGCTTCAGGCCTGTGCCGAACTTCGCGGCCGTGATGGCGGCATCGGCGATTTGACTTGAGACCAGCGTGCCCGTGACCTTGGCTGCTCCGACGGCCCCGATCTGTGCATCCGTCATCTGGCCGGTCACTTTGCCGGCCGCCACTGCGGCGATCTGTGCGTCGAGGAGCGTGCCGCTAATGTCGCCGGCAGCAAGTGTAGAAACGAACGCCGTGCCATTGAACCGGTAGAGCTTGTCGTCAGTCGTGAGGAAGACGATGCGGCCTTCCGTGTTGCCGGTGGTCGGCAGAGTGCTGACAACCTCGATCGGGCGCAGGCCGGCGGCGAACTTTGCCGTTGTGACGGCGCCGTCGCCTAGCTTTGCGGCAATGACCGATCCGTCTGCAAGTTTTGCAGCGTCTACGGCGAGAGCCGCAAGTTTGGTATTCGTGATCGCCAGATCCGCAATCTGCGAACCCGCCAGCTGGCCGGCCACCTTGGCGGCGGCAACCTGAGCGATCTGCGTATCCGTTAGCTGGCCGGTGATCTTGGATGCGGCCAAGCTTGCGATGTTCGCTTCGGCGATTGTGCCATTGATGTCCGTCGCGTCTACCGTCGAAATCCAAGCCGTGCCGCTGTAGCGATAGAGCTTGCCATCCGTTGTGAGGTAGGCCGTGCGGCCAGCGGTATTGCCAGTCGTCGGCAGCGCCGAGACCACTTCAACAGGACGCAAGCCGGAAGCAAATTTAGCAGCCGTCACTGCGGCATCCGCGAGCTTCGCGGCCGTGATCGCTGCATCACTGATCTGCGTTCCGACGATGGTGCCCGTCAGGTCAACCGTCGGTACCGATGCCGTGTAGGCCGAGCCATTCCAGCGATAGAGCTTGCCGTTGACCGTGATGACGTCCTGCGTCTTCGTGGTTGGAACGACAGTGCCCGAAATGACACCGACCGGCGCGATGCCGCTGGCGAACTTCGTGGCATCGACGGCCTGCGCCGCCAGCTTGTCGCGCTCGATCGCCGCGTCAGCGATCTTCGCGGCAATGACCGCGCCATCCATGATCTTGCTGACTGAGACCGCAGCGTCAGCCAGCTTGGCCGTGATCACAGCGCGATCGGCTAGGATCTGTGCCGTGACGGCCGCTACCTCAAGCTTCGCAGTCGAGACGGCAGCATCGGCCAGCTTCAGACCAGTGACAGCCGCATCCATGATCTTGTTGGCCGAAACCGCAGCGTTGCCGATCTTGCTGGTGATGACGGCGCCGTCGAGGACGTCGGCCGAGGAGAACCCGATGTTGGCCGTCGTCAACGGGATCCACGCCGAGTCTTCCGTCTTGCGCGAAGAGTACGGAACGAGCTTTCCCTGCACCTCGTATTCCGTCGCCGGCCAGAGCCACATTCCGCTCAAGGTCCATGCGCTCGACGTCGGCCCGTAGGGGAACTGATCGCTTTCGAACACGAGGGCGCCGGTCGCCTTCAGGCGAACGCGGACCAGGACGCGCGCGACGTCAGAAAGATTGGCGGCGCACGACACGATGATGACCGGCCGACGGCTTTTACCGTCTGGGTCTGTGAGAACATCCGCGCGAGCTTCCCAGCCGGTCATTGGCTGCGTCGGCACATCGATGCGGCCGATCCAGCCGCTCGATACGACCTCCTGCATGGTCCGCACCCAATCGTAGTCGGTCGGGTCGATCTCCTGCAGGGTGACGATCTGGTTCATGCCCATCTGGCCACGGCGTTCCGTGACGAGGAAGCGCTTGTTCACATAACCATTGTGCTGCGACGTCCAGGCGACGACGTCGATGCCGGCCTCGAGCACATAGGCCATCGGCGGCATGGGCACCTGATGACGGCGGAAGCGGCGCGCCTCAGCCAAGATCGCGCGCATGAGCTGCTGGACCTGACGATTGTGCGAGGTGGCGCCGAAGGAGATGTCGGCAAGGTTACGCTTGCCGTCGAGAACCTCGAAAGCGTCATTTCGAACAACCGGCGCATCTTTGGCAACCCACGCCTCTTCCGGGTTCGGATACTTGCCCGTCACGCCGTTGATGGTCAGATCGACCGACGGGAACGGATCGAAGCCTGACGGTTCCGTGATGAGGGTGTCGGCGTCCGAGAAACCAAACACGGCTCCACCGAAGATCCCGTTCTTGATCTTGAAGACGCCGCCCTGATCCGTCAGCCGTCCGTTCTGAGCCTTGCGAAACTCCTCGATGACAGTGAGCGGCGGCGTGTCGCCGGTGATCTCGTAACCGCCGCGCCACTGCGGTTCTGTCGTTTTGTCCGCCCGCTCAACCAGACGGCCAGCCTCCTGGCATGCCGCAATCCAGTTCGAGGATGGCAGCCGCAGGGCGTTGACCTTCTGCCCGCCATAGAACCATTCGCCCTTGTAGCGAAGGCCTCGCAGGACGTTGTAGGTCATCACGCCGAGGTTATAGGACGGCTCGTGGGTGCTCTGATCGTCCCAACGATGAGTGCCATTCCCACCGTTCGTGCTGTCTCTGCGGATGTCGTAGAGCGGCAAAGGCGCCGGCTCGAACAGCACCTTCGGCTGGCCCTTGAAGTAATCGCGTTCCCAGCGATAGGTCATGATGGCGTAGGGAATGCCGCGACCGATCATGGTCGCGTCCCACGGCCGCTTCTTGTCATCCTTGAACGTTTTGACGAGGAAGGGGTCAGCGACCGTCTGCGAGCCGTCGTAGAACTTCACCCAGCAGTAATCGTGAACGTTCCCTTCGCTGTCGCGATATTCCTTCAGGGGATAGCCGCGCCCGAAGACCGTGTCGGGCTCGTTCCATAGGATCGTGCACTTCTCGCCCTCGATCCAGATGCCGTCGAGACCCGAGACCGGCAGGTTGCCTAGCTCGATGACCTCGGTGAAATAGGTGTTCGGCGTGTCGCCGTCGTAGTTTCCCCACGTGCCGTAGTATTTGCGTTTGCCGCGCGTAGCGAACTGGCCGATCGTCGTGGAGACCGGCTTATCGTCGCCCACCTCTGCCTGGATTTTGGCGCCAACGGGCGGCGGCGCATCCGGCGCTGTTGCCATCGAATAAAGTGTCGTGGCGGCCGCCAGTGCCAGACTGACGACGGCATTGACGATACCGGAGCCACTAATGACGGCGCTGAAGACGCCGGCAACCGCGCCGATCAGCGGCCCGGCCGCAGCCGGGTCAGGCTGCAGCAGGAAGAACGTCAGGGCGGTTGTGGCGAGAGCGGCTTTCTTGAACATCAGCCCACCCGAAAGGCGCGAACCGCCTTCTCTCGATCGACCGTCGCCAAGCCCCCTTCGCCCATCACCCAGATCCGGTCGAAGTCGAAGACACCGAGCACGTGGCGGAACTGCGTATCCGTGGGGATGGCGGCGATATCGCCCGTCTGCGCATCAACCGGATGCTCGTATTCGGGAAGCAATGACGCGGCGAAGTCGGCCAGATCATCAAAGCCGGCTGCGCGCATCAGACGATAGGCCGAGGCGGCATCGTGATAGTCCCCCTGATCCGGTACCGGCAGCTCGGCGCCCGTGATGGCCGTCACAGCCGCGATCGCCAGCTGACCGCAGTCGTTCTGCGCCCATGAGAACGGTTTGCGGCGCATGTCGTTGAAGACATCGCAGAACGGTCCGATCCAGAGTTCGCGGCGCTTAAGCTCGATCATTCTTCGCCCCAAGGTTCGATCCAGTTGGCAACGGAGCCGGCATATTTTCCGAAGTTATCGACCTCGCCATTCGGCCCTTTGCGCTTCTTCTGTTCTTCGGCGCTGGACTTGGCGGGGTTCGGCCGGGTCAGGTTGACCACGGCGTCGTTGACGAGGCGGATCTCCAGCACTTCGCCGCCGCCGTCTTCAGCAGCCGACTGTATGCCTGCCCCGTCGATGACGCCGAGGTAGTCGTTCTCAGGCATCGACGGGATCTGCCGCGTCTTCGGATCGAGAAGCACAACCCAGATCTCAAGCGAACCGGCACGGCAGTCGAGGCCCCGCGCCATGTCTTCGACGGCCGGGTTCAGCATCGTCATCGACACTGCGCGGGTGTTGACCTCGAGCGTCGAGGTGCTGATGCTTTCGCCCACGTCGAGGTCAACCTGCCCTTGGAAGGTGCGTGCGTAGACCACGCCGTCGATCAACGAGCGGACCTCGACCGTGATCGGCCGATCGCCAGACCAGAAGTTCTTCGTCTCCAGCGTGGTGTTGCCGTTCGCGTCGGGATAGGTGCGCGCGATCACGGATACGAACCAACGCGGCACGATGCCGTCCTGGGGTGCGTTCTGGAGCAACGCGAAGAAGGCGGGATCGACTGTCTTCATGGCTTTTCGATCGCAGTGAAACCGGCGCCCTCGGTCAGGTGACGGCGCGCGCGGCCGGGCATGTGGCTGTCAGGCATGATGACCATGCGGCAGGCCGGCCGGGCGAAGATCGTGTTGGCGTTTACAGCCAAACCGTCGGGCACATTCGGGTAAATGCTGAGGACGGGCGTCACGCCGTCGCTGCCCGCAACGCCGCGCTCGGAGATCTCGAGGAAAGCGTATTGAACGGGATTGCTGCCCCACGACACCTGAAACTTGTCCGCGATCGTGAGGACGTATCCGGCCGGAAACCCTTTAAAGCTGACCGAGCGACGATCCGTGCCGATCGTGGCGATCTGGATGACACGGCTGCCAAGGATGGTGCCGCGCGGATCCATCGCCGGATAGGGCGACAGCGGGTCGAACATCCAGAATGCTTCTTGGGCACCGCGAAGGGCGCGGATCAGGGCGGCATACTGTTTCATTTCCGCGCTCGAGCGGCGATCGAGTTCTACCACGGCACGCCAAAGCGGGTCCGCCATCTCTGCCTGCCAGATGCGACCACTGGACTGTCCAGACAGGCTGTCACGCCGTTTTGCACCCCACTCGACGCTGGAGATGGGCAGACGATCGGCGAACGTTGGAAGGCTGTAAGGGAAGCTATGGGTCATTGGCCCCTCACATACGGGCGCTTCTTGATCTGTTCGAAGCGGGCCGGCAGGTTCTTGTCGTAGGCGCGAAGGCCCTTGGCAACGCCGCGATCGACGGCGTCCTCGATGTCGCGATCGCCGCGCGGGTTATCGACGTAGACGTTGATTTCGGACTTGCCGGAGCCTGCACGATCGTTGGCAGTCGACGCCATCCTGCTCTGGCCCTGCGAAGGATAAACCGACGCCGGCGCTCCGATCTTGGCGACAAATCCACCCTTGTCGTAGCCGCGTCCGGAGTTGAGCCCATCCAGCATGCGCCGAACGCCTGGCTGCGCGACCACGCTGGCTTTGACAACATATTCCTGACCATGGACGAAGCCGGCTATATCGCTGCGCCCGCCGTTGCCGGTGTAGCCACCGACGTCGAACAGACCCTTGCCCGGATTGTTGACGGCCCAATTTGCCTGCGCACCGTTCGGTACGAAGTTTGGAAGGAACGCCGTCAGCAACGAGCCGAAGAGACCCCCGCCGCCGCCGCCGCCAGACGGGGCCGGCGGAAACCAGTTGGCTAAGTTCTGTCCTGCCTGCCCAAGGCCTTCACCAAAGCCACCTAGACCTTTGACGGCTGACGATGACGCACCTGCAAGACTGCCAACAGTCGTGCTGGCGTTCTGTCCGGTAGTCGCGAGCTTGTCTAAATTGCCGTTCGCGTTTCCGAGAGCCTCATTGAACTTATCAACATAGGCGTTTCCTGTGGTCCCGAGGACGTCGGCACCTCGACCGCCTTTACCAACAGAACCCGGTCCCCCGAACCAAGCCTGCGCGGCGCCCGAGGGACCGTACTTATCGACGTAGCCGCCGAAGCGGTGATTGAAAATGGCGTCCTGCGCAGACTTGTCTCCAAGGAATTGCGACGTAGACAGCCGGCGCCCTAGTGCAGCCTCCGACCATGGACCGATGTTGTTGCCCATCATCTGATAGGCGCCATAAGCACGGTCACCACTCCGGGTGATAGGACCGAGCGCGCCGTAGTTGCCACTGCTCTCGATCGACTGGATGGCCTTGGCGTAGGACGAAATATTTCCCAGCGGTTCGCGCGTGACAGGGATCAGCGGAGCTGCGTAGGACTCGAAGCCGCTTGCTTTCGGCGTGTTCTGATTGGCCGCGACCGGCGCACCTTTCAGGAAACGGCCGAGCACATCCGACAGCTCCGGACGATCGCCGCCCAGAAGCATGTTCTTGATCGAGTTCGTGCCCAGCTCCTGGAAGAACTTGCCGACATCGCCGAGGAGGCCATTCAAAGCACCTTTGAAGTCCCCTTTAAGAAGCGAGCTGAAGACATTGTCGATCGCGGTCTCGCCGGCTGACTGAAACATCTGCCAAGCAGCTGTCGCCTTTTCGACCTCGATCGTCTGGTTGGCGATCTCACGTGCATTGCGCCGGATCTGTTCGGCCTCGGCCGACAGAGCCGAATAGCCGCGTGCCCGGATCATCTGCTCGGCTTCGAGAACCGCCAGCGCCTTTTCGCGTTCGGCCGTGCTGGCGCCGACGAGTGTCTTCTCAAGGCGCAAGCGCTCCAGATCGTCGTCCTGCCCCCTGATGACGTCGATCGCGCCGGCGCGGCGTTGCTCAAGTTCGCTGGCAGCGGCTGCGTCCTTGGCAGCCGCCAGCGCCTCGGCCAGCTTCTTCTGTTCCTCGCCCTGGGCAGCCGCCGCAGCGGCGGCAAGCGGGCGGAGCTGGATTTCCGTGCGCAGAAGAGCCTCGGCTTGGCTCGCCGTGATATTGCCGGCCGCGACCTGATCGTTAAGGCGGCGCCGTGCTTCGACCTCCTCGACCAGCTCGGCCGACTGAAGGCGGGAGGCGGCGAGCGTCTCCTGGATGACGCGGTTGCGTGCAGCGGCAATGCGGGACGATGCCTCGGCCGTGGTGATTTCCTCACCGGCCAGCTGCAGGCGCTCACGATCAGCCATCAGGCCCGCGAGCACGATAGGGTTTCGCTCCGTCTGAATGCGGATGTCGAGCGCGGCAAGCTGATTGGCGCGCTCCTGCGCCGGGATCAAGGTTTCCAGCGCACGCTTCTTGGCGTCGATCGTTGCCGTTATGTCGGCGCGTTGGCTGTCGAGAAGGCCCGGCGCATCCAGCCCGCTTTGCGCCTTGACGAGGCTGTCCTCAAGATCGCGGCGGGCGCGGGCTGCCGCCGTTGCCGGGCTGGCGTTGGCGGTGTCGAGTGCGCCTCGAGCAGCGGCACGGCGCTTTTCCTGTTCGCGATCGCGCGCTTCGTTGCCGCGCCGCTCCATGTCTTCCTGGCGAAGACGTTCCAGTTCGGCCCGACGTTCCTCTACTTCGCTGTCAAAGCTGCCATCGCCGAAAATGGTGCCTTTGCTCTTCTGCTGTTGCCGAAGCGCAGCGGCGTACAACTCAGTTGCTTCGCTCAAAGCGTCAGCCGGCGATGGCCCGCTCAAAGCCCGATCGATGGATTTCCCCATCCAGTCGTAGGCATCGCTTGCGGCCTTTGACACACTGTTCCAAGCACGACCAAGCGCCGTGGTCGCTTCGCTGGCGTTAGCCAGCCGGCCTGGAAGAGCAGCCAGCAGGACCTGCTGCGCTTCGGTGAGCCGGTTCTGTGCCGTCAGGCGGCGCGCATACTCGGCCGTCGCAGCATCGATCAGCCCATACTGGCGATAGAGGGTGTCGATCGCCTTGGACGGATCTGCGAACATCTCGGCCAGTGCCGCGCCCGCCTCATCGGCCGACACACCGATCGTCGCGCCGAAATTCTTGCTGATCGCGATCAGCTGCTCGAAGTTCTCCGAGGCGATCCGGCCGGTCCGTAGGAACTGCGCTTCCATTGTGCGGGCCGACGCGACGGAGATCCCGGCCGCCGCTGCGCCGTTCTGAGCCGCCGCTTCCATGCTCGCGGCACTGCCGGCAGTCGCGCGACCAATCCCGGACGCTGCGGTCTCGACTTCCTTGATGGAGCCGAGATAGTCGTTCCAGGCCATGGCGCCGAGGACGACGGCCGCTGTCGTGCCGGCAATACCGACCCGCAGCGGCGTGATCGCGGCCATGGCTGCCTTGGCGGCATTTCCCATGCTGCCGTAGATCTGCATGGCCTGCGGACCCTGCTGTAGAATGACCTGCGAGATAGGCATGCCCAGCGCCAGCGACTGGACGGTGTCCACGCCCTGCGTGAAGAGGTTGGCCTGTTGGTCCGGACGCAGGCCCTTGCTACCCGCGATGCCCTTGCGCGACTGGATCAGCCCGAGCGTCGCCTGACGCTCGCGGCTGATCGCAGCCGTCATTTCATCATGCGAAATCGCACCGACCCTGTTGGCCTGACGGATGTCCTCGATCGTCTTGCGATAGGTCGTGAGAGCCGCATAGCGCGGATTGTAGGCCTGCCGCAGCCGATCGCGTTCGTCCATGAAGGCGGTGATGTCAGCGCTGCGGTCCGGCTGGATCATCTGCGACTGGACGATGGACTGTGCGGACTGTTTGCGTCGGGCAGCAAGGCGTTCGGCAGCACCTGCCTGCTCTTCCATGGCGCGGGTTTCGCGGATCCTCGCATCGATGGCGGTGGACGCCGAGATCGCGCCGACGCGCTCGGCCTCGTTAATGTCGAGCAGAGCCTTGCGATGGCGTTCCATCAAGGCGAACATCGGATCGAACCGCGCCTGCAGGCGGTCCATCTCCTTCAGGTACGCCTCGATATCGGCGCCACGGTTCGGCGTGATCGTCCTCGCTTCAACGATCGATTGCGCCTGCTGCTTCTGGCGTGCCGCAAGCCGCTCGGCGGCACCCGCCTGTTCCTGCATCGCGCGCGTCTCGCGGATCCGCGCCTCGATCGCGGTGGAGGCCGAGATCGCGCCGACCTTCTCGGCGTTGGCGATATCGGTCAACGCCTGCCGATGGCGCTGCATGACAGCGAACATCGGATCGAAGCGCGCCTGCAGCCGGTCCATCTCACGGCCATACGCGGCGATATCGTCCAACTTGGTCGTGTTGTTGTTGGCAGCTTCCTTGAGCTTGCCGAGTGCCGTGGTGACGGCCTGGACCTTCGGCGCGACCGCCTCGGCCTGCTTGCCGATCGCCGCAACGGCATTGCGCGCTTCCGTGCCGCCAGACTTGGCGCCGGAGGGATCGACGGTGACGCCGATCGCGATGCGATAGGCGGCCGTCATTCCTCGTCATCCTCGGCGGAGGCCGGGTCGCCGTCGTTGAAGAGCGGCAGCACGGCGTCCTCGATGACGCGAAGATCCCGGAACACGTCGGGCTCATAGCCCTCGGCATCGAGCACGATCTTGCAGGCGGCGTAGTCGAGGCCAATGAACAAGACGCCGTTCTTGTTCGACGCCGCTCTCCACTGCGTCGAGCACGCGATGAAGCCGGAAAGACTGGCGGCGTTCTGGATCACGAGGGCAATCTCATCGTCGTTGGGTTCAGCATCGTCATCGTCCATGACGAACGTCACGCCGAGCTTCTGGGACTGCTGGCGGAGATCGTCATCGATGATGGTGGCACGGGAGGGATCGACGCGACCGAGGCGGACGTATGTCCACGCGACGGCCGCGTCCGTCAGTTTTTTAGGCGGGCCTTGTCGAGCGTAACGGCGTCCTGGTACGCCTTCACGATCGCCACTCTGACCCGCTCATGTGCCCAGACGGCCGTAAAGGTCTCCGGGCTGAACGCCAGCGGTTCGCCGTTCTCGTCGGCAATCTTGCGCCAGTCCCGCACCAGCCGGCGTGCTGCCGCCTCGTCGTGGTCAGCAACGCGGGCCATGATCTCGACCATCTCGGCATCTGTCGTCTCGGCGTTGATCTCCGCAAGGATGGCTGCACGCTCGCGGGCCGAGTTCCGGTTGATCTCTTCGGGCAGTAGCTCGAACTGGATCTCGAACGTATGCTCGACGGTTTTCCCCATCCGGTTCGCGTCGGGTTCCGTGACCTTGACCGGCCACCAGAAGGCGAGGTTTTCGACGAGCTTGAACATGCGGGCGTCTTTCTGAACGTTGCCCCGAAAGGGCTTTGAAGGGAGTTTGCAGGCGGGCTGCCGGCCGTCACATGACGGTCAGCAGGAACTCGTCATTGCCGGCGACCGGCGTTGCCATCAGCGGCAGGGTGTTGTTGATCCGCTTGCGCGTCTCGCCGTACTTCGGCCGGCCGATCTGGACGGCCTGCATGCCGAACTTGACGATGTTGCCACCCTGCTTCCCATGCTGGGCCGCAAGGATGCCGAGATCGCCGGCTTCGGACTTGGCAAACCAGTTGACCGCAGAAAGCGCATCGGCACGCATGATCGCCGACCCGGTCATCATGCGATCGACATGCTCGATGGCTTCCTCGTTGATCAGAAAGTCCGGCTCGATCTGGTTGCCGATGTCGAACGTGATGCCTTCGGTACCGCCGGCATAACCGTGCAGCGAAAAGGTCGTGTTCGCCTTGTTGACGGGAACCGCCTTCTTGAATGCCGTCGTTGTCAGGGTCGGCAGGGCGGCATCCGAGACCACACCCAGAAGACCGGTCAGGACGAACCGGAAGCGGGGAATGGCGAGCGGCGCCATGTTGAGCGTCCACGTCCCGCGCGCACCGAGCAGGATGTGCTGGACGCCGTCGCCATTCCAGCGCACCGACACGCTTTCCTGCGCCTTGGAGATCGGATTGTACTGAACATCGGTCGTGGCCGTGATGACCTCGCGCATGGCGCAGGCCCGCATCAGCACGCCCCAAGGCGGCGGGGTTCCGGGCGTGCCGGATCCTGCCACTTCCACTTCGCCGGAGAGCGTGCCGTAGGTTCCAACCAGCGTAACGCCCTGGTGGCCCATGTAGGGAAGGACGAGGTCGCGGCTGACCTCCTGACCGGCAGACGGATCGAAGTCCACATCGGTCATGACCATTGCGTTAGCCGCGCCGGTCGGAATGCTGTCCTCGCCGTAGATAGTCTCGGACTTGACGAGGATGGCGCGGTTTCGCCAGTAGCGCTTTGCCATGGTCAGGAGTTCCTCTTCCGCGTGGTGGGCGCGGCTTCGTCAGATGTGACGGCCGGTGTTTCTTCGATCGCCGGCGCATCGCTCGTGGCGACGGCCGGCGCCGTCTGCTCGGGTGCAGCTGTCGCGGCGTCCGCCTCGGGCGCGGCGGGCTTCGGCTCTTCCGTGCGGCTGACGAGCTGCAACGAGCCATCGGGTTGGCGGACGTAGCTGCCGCCGCCTTCATGATCGGTCATCATTCGGTCTCCAGGTAGCGGCTCGTCTGCCACGTCTGCACATAGACGGTGACACCGTTGCCAAGCGGCGCGGCCTGTGCCGACACCAGTTCGAAAAGGTCGCCTCGGGGATCGACCGACCAGCCAGCAAGCGCCTGCTCGATCGCGCCCTTCATCGTGTCGAAGTCGAGCGCACGTTGCGCGCCCTGGACGTCAGCATGCCGGCGCAGGACGAGCGCCACGAGGATCTGCGCGTGCACGAGCTGCTCGAAGCCACCCATCGCCAGCGTGTTAGGCTCGGCCTGCTCGCGGTAAGGGATGACGAAGACGGTCCCGTTCTTTGGAGCCGTCCCTGCGCTGATCGAGGCAAGATCCTCGACCGGCAGCACGTCGGAAACCGCCGTGCCTAGCTCGCTCTTCAAACGGGTGATGACGGCCGCGATCAAAGCCAGCCCTCCATCTTCTCGCGGGAGAAGACGGGTTCGGGCCCATCGACCCGGATGCCGTCCGAGGTGGATTGCGCCGGCGCGATGCCGTCAGCGCCGGGAAGAGCGATCAGGCCGCGTGCCGCCTGCTGAAGAGCCGCCATCGCATCCTTGTAATCCCGCACCACGTAGTCGGGCGGACCGTTGCGATGCAGATGGTAGCGCGCGATCGAGACCGCCCAGGTGGACACGATGGCCGCAACGCTCGACAGCGGCAGGCGGAAGCGAACGGCCAGATAGCCGTTCACCGCGTTGTCGGCATGGGTGAGCGACGCCTCGACGACATCGGGATCCGCAGCGCCGTCCCCGTCGCGATCCGCGACCTGAAGGATTTCATCCAGGCCGGCGCGTTCGATCAGATCTTCGAGCGAGGCGTAGTGCATCAGACTTCGAAGCCCTCGTCCCACGTGGAGGCGATCGCCAGCGTGTCGAGCAGCTCGGCGTGCTCTCCGATAGTCAGGTCGATCGTGTCGCCGATGTCCTTCAGCACGTTGTTCTGCCGGGTGCGGCCGGTGAGAATGAACCGGCGCTTCTCGTGGGTGTAGGCGGGACGAGCGCCCTCGACATCGGCAATGCGCGCAACGCGCAGCGCACTGATCTGGGTCTGAAGCTCGGAGGCCATCTTGACCAGATCACCGACGATCTCAGCCGGATCGTCCATCGGATGCCAGCCCTGCAGCGGACCGAGGCCGGCGTGCGTGTCGATGGCGCGCAGGAGCGAAAGGCCGACCGTGGCCTTGTCGATCAGATCGTCAATGTCCGTGCAGCCCGTCATGTCGAGCGCATATTTCAGGGCGCGCAGATCCAGCGCCTCGTTGCTGGTCGCAACCGGGTCGGCCGCACCCGCGACCAGGACAGCCGTTCCGCCGTCGGTCCCCTGCGGGATGTCCACGACGGCCCCGTCCATGGGACGCGCGGTGACGCCGCCTGCGAGCAGCGCTGGAACCGAGGCGCTCGCCACGATCCCACCGGCTTGGATTTTGGACGCCGTGATCGCGTTCGAGGCGAGCTGATCGGCGGTGACCGTCCCATCTCCGATTTCACTGGCGGTGACGGCCTCCGCTGGGAAACCGCCTATGCTCCCGGTCTGGATGTTCGAGCCATCGATAACGGTCCCGTCCGGCCCGTTCATGCCGGACGGGTCGGATGCTGCCACGGGAGGAGTGGCGGCATCCAGCGCCGTGCCCAGGACGTCGGTCCCGGTTTCTTCTGCGATCGGCGCGCTGGATGATGTGATCTTCTTGGCCATGAACGGTTTCCCTTCGAGCTTTCGGAAAGGAACCGGCCATCCGGTCCCTTTCGAAAAGCTCCGGCCGATTGCGCGGCCGGAGTTCAGTCATTCCCGCCGCCCGCCTTAGCGAGCGGTCAGGCTGAGACCATGCGTGCGGTAGCTGTGGCGGTAGACGGGCTTCAGGGCATCGATGACGAGGAACACGACGACGCCGAAGATCGGGGCCATCACGATGAGCGCGGCGGCCGAGGGCGTGTCCCGCAAAAACGTCATGGCAAGCTTGATGACCGGATAGGCGACGTAGACAGCTGCGCTGACGATGGCGAAAACCACGGCGCCGATGACGGAAAAGCTGGATCGGAGACAATATTTCATGCTGGTCCCTTCGGGCGTTATCCTCCGGCCGGCTGGCCGAAGGGAGAGCGTGGCCTGACGGTCAGGCCGAGGCCAACTCAGGCGGCGACATTCTGGAAGAAGTAGCCAAGCTCCGGAGCCGACACGACTTCGGCAACGCTTTCGCCGGAGCGCACACGGCGCGATCCGCGAAGGCCGATCTTCGGCTCGTCCATCGAGCCGGCAACGCGGTTGCCGAACTGAGCCGTCCAGCCCCATGTCGGCACTTCGCCCATGCTCGACACGATCTTCTCGCGACGGATCAGGGCGCAATGCTTGCCCCAGAGGCGGTAGCGCACTGCCGGCTGGCCCGGACGAGCTGCATTGGCAAATCCGGAGCCGACGACGATGTCATCAAGTTCGAGGAGATCGGCGACAGCACGCTTGTCGGCGAGACCATCGGCAACGCCGGATGTCGTGAGTGCCCGCAGAACGTTCGGGTTCTGGCGCATCTGCGACCAAGCCAGCCGGCCCATGACAGCAACGTTCGCACGCATGACCATGCTGTCGAGCGCATCCGTGACGGCGCGGATCGGCTTGCTGTCAGCGTGGCTCCACTGAGAAGCGCCGGTCAGAACCTCGCGGTTTGCGAGCGGATAGGTCAGCGGGTTGAACGTCTTGTCGGCAACGCGCTTCTCGCGATCCAGCTCGACGATGTTGGTCAGCTGCTGGACGGCGAAAGCTTCCGGGTCGTAACCGGCCGGCGCCTGCATGATGTCGGCGATCGGAATGATGGCGTCCTGGCCGTAGTCGGCCGTGGCGGCCGTCACTTCCGTGCCGCCGAACTCCATGATGTTCGGCTCGGACTTACGGCCGACCTTGGTGTCAGGGATCGTGATCGTCTGGTCGAAGCCGAAGACCATGTACTTAAAGGTCTCAGCCGTCAGACGCGGCTCGAGGCGAGGCATGACCTGATCGGCGATCAGTTCCCCATTCTTGAAGGCAACGGCGATGCCGGTCAGAACCGGATCGACGGGAAACGGCTGTCCAGCCATACGTAAGTGCTCCTGCGGGTGTCGATCCGGGCCTTAGCCCTGGATGCGATGGGGGTTGATGAAGGCCTTGGCGATGTCGCCAGCAACGCCGCTTGTAAGGACGCGACCGACGATGAAGTGGTTGACGCCCGCGCCGGGTGCGGCGGCAACGGCCTTGCCACTAGCGTCTGCCGTGATGCCGGCGCCGGGTGCGACCGTGCCGCCGACGACGACTTCGGCCGGGCCGAACAGCACGACATCGACGCGCTGGCCGATCTTGGCGCCGTTCGGGTAATCGACGACGCCGGCGATCACGTCGGTTGGCGCCGTCGCCAGCGCGACCTCGCCATCGTTGGCGGTGAACTTGACCTGGGCGCGATGGGCAAGATCGGTCGAGGCGATGAAGGCTTTGATGAACGGGTTCATGCGGCGGTCCTCAGCGGCGGTTCTTCAGGCGCATCGCAGCCGTGGCGGGATCGATGTCCTCGCCGCGTTCCTTCGCAGCCTTGATTTCGGTCTGGATCGCGATGGCGACCTGATTGCTGTCCGAAAAGTCCGGACCATTGCCGTTCGCCAGTTCCGTTGTTTCGACGGGCACGGGCAGCTTTTCGAGCAACTCGCGGAAGGCGCCGCGCGGCGATGTCGTCTTCTGAGCGCCGGCTTCCGAAAAGGTCAGCACGTCGTCGGACATTTCCGAGAACAGCGCGATCGCGGTGTCCTTCAGCCCGATCGGCAGACGGCCGGCTGCGATGACACCTTCGACGAACGCGCTGTCAGCCGCAGCCTGGGCCTTGGTGTTGGCCTCGGAGAAGGTCGTTTCGCGCGCCTTGATGGCGGCCTCACGAGCGTCGAGTTCGGCAAGCCGCTCGGCCTCCGTCTTCTGGACGTTGGTCATGGAAAGATCCTTGGTGGTTTCAGAGAAGGTCGGCCGCACCTCTTCCTCGCGCGCTTCAGCACGCATGGAGGCGGCGTTTTCGTTGATCTGGTCGATCTCGTATTGCGGGATGATCCGATCGGCGGTCGCGATGTCGGCCGTCTCGATGAAGTAGTCGCGCATGCCCCGGAAGAGCCGGCCGATGCTGTCCATCGTCCAGGCGGTGCGCCAAGGCGTCTCGGCAAACTCCAGCACGAGATCCGTCGCTTCCGCGAACTCGATGCCGGCCAGACCTTTGACGGCCGGTGGCTCGGCGCCGAGGAAGCCGACATGACGAAGATGGTAGGAGCCCGGCGTCGGGTTGCCGGGTGCGGCCGGATCGTAGAGCGCAGCCGACACCTTCAGGAACTTGCCGTCTCGCACCATCTCGGAAAAGGACGGGTCGAGGCGATCGGGTTCGGCGACGAGGCGTCCGTCTTTCACCGACAGCGCCTTCACCCAGCCGAAAGCCGGCGCGTTCGTCTTCGGATGACCGACAACGATCGGCGCCTGATGGTTGGCCGGATCGTAAGAGGAGGCGATCGCCGCAACATCGGCGTCGGAGAAGGTGATCGCCTTCCCCTGCGTCGAAACATGGCTGCCGGTTTTGAAGATTTCGAACGGTTTCATGCCCGGCATCTAAGCCAAGGCGTGCCCCGCCGTCGGGACCGCGAAATCGCACACCGAGGAACAAAGGCTGGAAATCGGGACGGGAGGGCGGCAGCGCATGCCGGACACGATCTTCAGATCGTTTTCAAAGCCGTTTCAAAGCCCTCTGGCGCGTTTGAACAGCCTGTGCGCCATCACCGGGCCTTAAAGCGCACCATTGGCCTCCTGAGGCCGTTTTGCAAGCACGCTATTTCTGCTCGATCGCATCGACGAAGTGATCCTTGACGATATCGAGGATAGCCGTAATCGACGCCTCGTTGAACCCGAGGAATTGCCGCTTGGGGATTTTCACGCTCTGAACCTTGAACGTCTGTCCGCCCATCGAGAACACCAGCGCCTCGGCTGTCTTCGGTCGGATCGTTCCGCCCTCATTGTGAATCCGCGCATAGACTTCGTTCGAGCCGATCTCGACGCCGTCGCCGGCGAGCTGCCACACGATCTGGGAAAGGCTGCGCGTCTCACCCCGCAGGATGCCTGGGCCCTTCTTCGTCTTGGCATAGAGCGGATTGAGCGCGACCCACGGCGCGCCGTTCGGATCCTTCTGGTCGATGAAGCGGCGCCGAGTGACCTTGGCTTCGAACTCGCCGATGTTCTTCAGCACAGGCTTGATGTTGCCCGCCGCTGCAAGCAGCCGTGCCAGCGCATCATTGATGGAGGCATCGTCGATCGTGATAGTCGCAGCGGTCATTGCGTCGTCCCGTTGTTCTGCTCGGCTGCCAGTGCTATATTCTGGCTGTTGGTTGATCGAGGCGCCGGAGCCCTCCGTAGATCATCTGACGCAAAGCGCGCCCCGGCAGGCGCGCTTTTTCTATTCAGCCCGTCGAAACAGAAGCGCACCACGCCGGTAATTCTGAAGGTAATCGTCCTTCGTATCGAAGCCGGTCACGGCCACCCAGCCCCTGTTGGTCCATTCGAAACGCACGAACAAGGCGCGGCCATCGGGCAGGATGATCCGCTTCAGGTAGGCACGGCGCAAGACCACGCCACTTCTCATGGTCGCCCAATCCACCCAGATCTCGTCTGGCGCGATGATGGTATCGGCCAGCAGCTTGGCGTACTGGCCTCGGCCGCGTTTGTCGCTCTTCAGGCCGACGACGGTCCCGTCCGGCATGCGCTGCTCGAACAGGGACCGGCTGATGGTGATGAGCCCTCCGGACTTGTCGCGGAACGGGCCTTCGTCCTTCTTCAGGTTGAACCGCTTCAGGAAGCCCTCGACATAGGCTTTCGGCTCAAGCCCCTCCGGCATCAGGTCGCGGCTCTTGGCGGCGGTCGGCTCCGGGAGATCCGGCAGGTTGACCGGCGCCGGCGTATCCGGCCGATACGCTGGCAGCGGCTCTCGCAGCTCGGTTGGCACAACACCGTCGAGCCACTCCTTGCCGACGTTGTATTCCCAGCCGCGATCGATGCCGCCGATCCGCTCTTCCTTCTCCCCGGTGCGAGGATCGATACCGTCATACCTGACCAGCTCGGGCGACTCGTCCGGCGCATCCTTGCCGAGCGCTTGCATCTCGCGTCGGGACAGAGCCTCGACATCGCAACCGCATCCCCAGCCATTCGGCGGGTAGATGCGGTCCCAGATCGGATCGGTTGCGGCCCAGACCTTGCCGTCCCAGGCAAGGTGCTGAAGACGCGGATGCAGCGCGCCGGAATGGACGTACTGCCAGTAGGGCCGATACTTCAGGACATCGGGATCTGTGAGCTGCTTATAGCGCCCGGCCATATAGCTGGTGCGCATGTTTGTCGTGTAGATGATCCGCGCGCGCCATGCGCGCCGCTCGCCATCCGTCGATCCACGCGCATTAAAGAGCCAGCCCGTGCGATCGACGATGGCGTCAAAGTCCTTTTGAAACTCTTTGAAGCCCGTTCCCTGGACACGCGCTTTCTCGATCGCCGCCCGGAAATCTCCCAGCATGTCATCCCGCGTGACGCCGGCGACAGAAAAGCCGCGGACATGGGCTCCATGCTTCAGATCGTCATAGCGCCTGGTGGGCAGGTTGACCTTGCCGGCGACGAAGTCGATTGCCTCCTGAAACGGGATCTGCTCACCGGCCATCGACGGATGCCACGCCTTCGAGCTGGGCGAGCAGCGCGGCCTGCTCGAGGAGCTGAGCCAGATCGTCTACGCCCATCTCCGACGACAGCCGTGCCAGCCGTAGCGTCAGATCGTCATAATCGCGCGCCTCGGCGAACTCGGTGCGGATCTGTCCGATCATGCTGTCGAACACGCCGGCGCCGGCGGTCTCCAGCTGGTCGGTCAGGTTGGCCACGACACGCTCGCTGTTGGAACGTGCCGGCGGGTCTGCGAAATCCAGATTATCGAGCGCGCCCTTGGCCGCAACGCCGGGCTTGCCCGGTTTGGTCTCCGGCGCCGGCTTCTCAATCCATTCGCCGCCATAGGTGTCGTCGATGTACTGCGGGTCCTTCGGACGATAGCCCATCTTGTAGATCGTCTCGTCGCGCTTGATCTTCTCGTTGAGATCCTCGGCCTCGGCGAAATCGCGCCAGACGTCGGGGATGCCGGCGCCGGGAAAGTTCAGCTCGACGATCCACCGGGCGATGGTGTCCTTGATGGTGGCGGAGATCAGATCGGCATCCGCCTTGGCGATCGCAACGCGCACCTCGTTGTGGACTTCGCCGAGCGATCGCGCGCCGCGCTCGCCGGAGTTCGTGGTCAACGTCTCACCGAGCACCGCCTCGCTCATAAGTTCGTCGAGGTATCGGTTCAGCTTCTCAAACACGTCGCCGCCGCCGGCCTTCGCCTCCAGCAGCTCTACGATGACGTTTTCCGGTACCGCAATGCCGGTGTCGTTCGCCAGCTGCCGGATCGCGGCCAGCATCTCGTCCTGGCGTTGCTTGTCGTAGCCACCGGGATACGTGATCTTCGTCGTCGGCGTGCCGTGTTTCTCGACGGCGCGCAGCCACTGTGCCAGTGCGTTGCGCTTCATCCATGCGGGCCAGTAGAGGACTTGCCCTATGCCGACGCCATATGGATCGTCTTCATCGTCGTCGATCGAATGCCTGTGAACCACGAACTTCCGATCGGGAACCGGCACACCCTCGATCATGGCAGCGCGCGTCAGGAGCCGGAGTTTGCCGTCCATGTCGAACCGGAACCGGCGCTGCTTCTTGACCTTAACGGCCTGTAGCGTCCAGACGCCGGCGACATTGGCCCAGAGAACCTCGGCAACGGAGAAGCCCTTCAGGACGGCGCCCAGCATGCCGCGTGTCAGCTTGTCGAAGTCGATCGCCTTCAGCTGGCGCTTGACTTCCTCGGCCGCGCGCTTGTCGAGATCGCTTTCCGATGCCTCGAAGACACTCCATTCGCGGCTGACCACTTCCAGCTTTCGCTTTTGCAGGATGGCGAAGGCATGCGGATCGCGCCGGATCTCGTCATAGAGCTGATGGCTCTTGCCAAGGCCACGCGTGCGCAGGATCTCGTCTGTCGGCTGCATGACGCCGGCGAACTCCGGGACGAACGGGTCCGTCCGGATCGTTGCGATCTCCATGGTGGTTTCAGCCATCTCAGTACCCCGTAAATGCGGAAAGATCGGATCGGGCGGCTACGGCGCCGTAAGCTCCGGTCGCGTCCGTGAACTGGCCGGCTGTCGGACGGTCATCCCCTGTCACGCCGGCGCCAACTTCGCCGCCTTCCTGCTCACTGGCATAAACTGCCAACGCTCCGGCGACGGCACTGTCGCCATGGCGCGCGAAACCGTCTGCCCCTTGCGTGCGAGCATCGTCCGGCACCTTGGCAATGCCCTTGGTCATCTTCAGCAGACGGTAATCGCCGAGCACGTCGTCATCGAGCGGCAGCTCAAACGTGCCGTCTTCGAAGCCGGCTTTCAGCTTCGGCATGTTGAGCATGTACCATTGCTGCGAGAGCTTGATCTCCGAGACGAACGACGCGCCGAACGCCTGCCGTGCCGCCTCGGCATGCGCCGCACCGTTGCCGGTAGCGTCAAAAGCCGCGTGGAAGAAGCGCGGCAAATGCTTTCGCAGGAAGAGGATGATCTGGCGCTGGCTCTCGAACGGCACGTTGCGCAGCTCGAGGAGGAACGGCGTGCGCAGGCTGGTGTCGAGACGCACCTGAAACGGATGGATCACGGACAAGTCGCCCGATCGGCCGAAGTCCTGGCCGAAGCCGGACCGCATCGTCGGATCGAGACGCTTCAGATGCGGCAGGAGCTGCTCGGTGCAGAAGTCCGCGATCTCCGCATCTCGAAGCTCTTTCGGCCAATCGACAAAGCCTTCCGGCGACGCCCAGCGAATAACCGGAATGTCTTCCTTCATCCGCGACATGATCAGTGATCGGGTAAGGAACGCGCCCGACGACATCGATGGGATGCAGAACAGCTCCTCGTCAGCGCCGGCGCCATAGAACTTGATGATGTCCTGGCGCCAGTCGGCCTCCGCCTCGGCCGACCACGGCTTGCCGGTCACATAGGCGATCCGCTCGTAGAGCCCCTGCTGCAGCGCCGTGTCGAAATCGATGCGCAGATGCTTGTAGCTCTGCCGGCCGGCAGGGATCTCTTGGATCTGTTCGTTGAAGTGGTTGTCAAAGCCATCATGCGTGGAGCAGACGATGACCTGTCCGCCCCACATTAGGAACGCGAGCGCCGCCTTTAGCAGTTCTTCGAGGCTGTCAACGAAGGCCGCTTCGTCGATCATGACGACGCCCTGCTTACCGCGCAGGGTGCGCGGCGCCGATGACAGGCCGACGATTTCGAAGCCCGACGAGAACTTGATCCGGAATGCCTGAATGGCGCGCTCGCCATCCTTGTCCGAGTCGTCCCAGATGAATTCCTGCATCTCCAGCGCGGCTTGGCTGAAGGCGCGGGCCCACATGGCGCAGGCGTCGATGAACTCGCGCGTCATCTCCTGGCTATAGGAGATGTACATGAAGTCCATGCCGCCGGCTTCGCGGGCACGCGCTGCGCGCAGGACGGCATAGGCTGCGCACGCCCATGTCAGGCCGATACGGCGCGACTTCTCGACGAAGAGAACGCGGCAGGCCGTTGTCTCGAGGAGGGCGAGCGTCTGCTGCTGGTACGGCAACAGCGCCTTGCGGGCGCCGATCCGGTTGATGACGGCATCGGTCGAGATGCGGCGCGCCTCGGCCCATTGCTCTTTGCTGATAGGGCCGCTCATTTCGTCCCCACGCCAAGAATCTGATCAAGGATCTCACTGGCCGTTTCGTCAGACAGGCCCTTCGAGCGCTGGACGAGTTTGACGGCTTCCTCAGCCTTGGAGGCAAAATCGGCCTCGACCTTCTGGCGCCTGGCTGTCGAGACGCCCTGCGCTTGGCTGGCAGCGCGCAGCGCATTCGCCAGCGCCATGGCGCCCTTCGGATCGAGGCCCGCCTCGCCGGCATTGGTCAGCAGTTCGAAGATCAGCGTCTTGATCGCTTCGGCCGCAATCAGCGTCAGATCGTCGGAGGATTTCGCATCCCACTTCTCGGCAATCGTCGCAGCGATCTCGCGCGTCTGATTGAGCCGGTTGGAGAGCGTGGCAAGCTTGATCGAATAGCGATTGAAGGCCGAGAACGACGGGATCGTGAACTCCAGCTCGCCGCGATGCTCCCGCTTCAGGGCCTCCAGCTCGGCGAAGAAGTCCTGATAGATATCGATCTGCGTCCGGTCACGGTCCTGCAGATCGGCCGCTGCCTTTGCAACGATCGATGCGCACTCTTCCGGCAGAAGCTCGATACCGGAGAGCCGACTACGCATGCGAGCTACCGGCCGGCGGGATGACGGCACGTGACGGACGCTTCACGCCCTCGATGATCGTCTCACGAAGAAGGTGGCGCCAGCCGAGATCGGTCAGCGTCCCGATCTTGACCGAGCCGGCATCAACGATCGTGATGGCGCCCATCATGCGGAGATAATCCATCTCGCCGTGGATCCACGACCGAGGCTGGCGGATGACGAACGTCTGCAACACAAGTTCAATCGTGCTGCTCGACAGGCTCTCATTTACCTGTTCGGAGAGGGCTCGCAATATAATGAGACGCGCATCTTCGCGCATGACTTTGTCGTAGTCGACTCCGATCGGGATCATCAACTGGCCTTCTTCATCTGATCAATCAACACGTCGTTCAGCCGCTCGCCGATCGCCTGGATCGGCTTCAGCTTTTCGTCCATCGACGAAAATCGTCCTTCCAGCACCGCATCCTGCTTATCCAGCCGGCTGACGATGGTCATCATCGTCATCTCCATGCGGTGCGTCGTTTCCTTGTCGGGAATGTGCTTCATGTCGTTCTCGATCGCCTGGATGCGTCGATCGTGCTCGATCAGTTTGGCCTCGACTTTGTCGGCCCGTTGCTCGAGCTTTTTTTCTCCGGACGAGAGCAAATTCTTGATCAGGATGATGAAGTTGACGATCGCCATAATGACGACGATCCACGACATGAGCGGGGCAAGATCGAGAGCAACATTTGATGCGTTCACCGGTGATACTTCTCTGCTTCAACGAACGTCTGGCAATCAGTGCACCTGCGGGCGGCTGGATATGCAAGACGGCGTTTTTCGGGGATCGGATGATCGCATGCGATGCAGAGGATCGTTCCGGTCTGCGAGAGCGCGATGCTTGCAGCTATAACGCCGGCATCGCGCTCCTGTTCAGCTCTTGCCGCAGCAAGCTCAAACATGGCCTCGGAGTTAGTCACGCTGAAGGGGACCCGGATCGAGAACCACACCTGCCACCGGATGCGAAATCGGCGATCCAGTATAGCCACCGCGCCCCGACGTCCGACGCAACGCTTCCAGCCCCTTATGAACACCCTTTTCGACTTGCTCCATGACCGTGTCCGGCGTCACGGCACTGCTCACCACCACCTGTAGACGATCGTTCGGAGTTTCCACGGCGCCGGGCAGTGTCGGCAGGGCGAGAATATGCGGCTCAAGCAGACTGTGAATATCCGGCCGCGACAGTTTGCCGAACCGCTTCAGCGCATCCGGGACCGAGCGCAGCACATAGTCGATGGCATCGTCTGCCGATCCGCCCGGCTGGAGCAACAGCTTTGCGCCATTCGCCAAGGCCGACTGGAGCGCGTCCCGGTGCTTGGCTTCGATCTGGATGCCAGTCCAGCGGTAGAAGACCGCCGAGATGGCGCTCAACAGGGCGATAACGATGAAGTCGAACAGCGGCGGCAGCAGCTGCGTCAGAATAAGCTCTTTCATGCGGCGATATCCTCGGCGGGTGTGTAGGGCTGGATCATGGCGAGCGTCTCCCTGCCGACGATGCCATCGACGACAAGGCCACGGGCGCGCTGGAAGGTTTTCACGGCTGCTTCCGTGCCGGGACCAAAGTCGCCATCGACCGTGAGCAGGTAATGGCCGGCAGCCGCGAGGCCGCGCTGCAACTGATCAACGGCCGGGCCCTTGGACCCGCGCCGCAAGATCGTGACCGCATTTGGCGTGTTCTGGTTTGCCGCGATCAGCTTGACCTGCAGCTCTGTGACAACGGACTTCGCCTTGCCGAGCTTCAGGCGGCGATCGTCGAGGCCATTGCGGCCTCCGTTCACGACCTTCGTCACCGCGATCAGGTCATCGCGATCGGCGATGTCATTGAGCTTCTTGGTTGACCAGAAGAAGAACACGGCCCACGCCGCCCATGGGAATTCGGCGACCAGCTCGGGCTGCGCCTCGAAATCGGGGCAGTTCGGCTGAATGTCGCGCATCCAGATGGTGAAGCGGCGATAGTTGTCGCGTCCGGTGAGCTGCAGCGGGCAGCGACCCTTGAAGCGCTTGCCATCGCCGGCCTTGACGTTGCCGAGATCCTTTCGGTTTTCGTAGGCCGCACCTGACGCATACTCCTCGAGCGTGCAGAACCCGTCGCATTCATGGGCGACCTGTGCGAGCAGGTGCGCGATGCGCAGGGCGGAGGTCACCTCGAACCGGATCAGCATTTCAGGGAGGATCGCGGCGAAGCCGGCGATGATGGCCTTCTGCTTCTGCCCGATCAGACCCGTCGAACGCGGCACGATGGCGTAAAGCGACGAGGCGTCAACCGAGGAAGCGAGAGTTGGGAGAGGCATGAAAAGACGTTCCTGTCGGGGGTGCGAATGGGAGCACCGATGGAACTGTCTTGGATCATTGAAGAGAGTGGGTCATGGGTGCGAAATCGCAGCCCCACGGAACTAAAGCAGCTTTAACTGCGGGTCAGCCGGCGGTCGTCTGCGACGGTGCTCGGCGACGGTGTTCTGCGAGACGCCCAGCGTACGGACGATCTCATTCGTTGAATAGCCCTTCTCGATAAGATCGGCAATGGCGGCGGCGCGGCGGCGTTTGTCGCCAGCAATCGCCTGCGGGATCTCGATCTTCATAGAGCCATAGGCGGCAGCAATCTTTTCCGCCGCTTCCAGACCGACAACCTGAGCAAGCCAGTGATCAGCGGTCACCTGTTCTGGAATGTAAACGCGCTCTCCTGGCCGGGCCCGCCCAAGCGCAATCGCCGCTTCCTCACCCGCAACATTAGCGATGCGGTTCAGAAGCGGCGTGAGCCAGACGCGGTCAGAGGGATGCTCGCCCGATGTCATCGTGATGAACCGGCTCCCCAAATGATAGTGACACCAGAGAACAGACCAAGCGGGTTATGCTGGCACCAGAAGATCGCCATGTTCCCGAGAGCCGTGTTGCTATCGAGATCCGCAGAGACGGCGCCGATGCGATCCGGAGAAAAGCCGTCATCGATGGCGAACGCCTCCGCATCATCGCGACCGAGCTTGCAGCCGTCGAGTTCGATCATTGTGATGCCGCGCGGCGTGGTCTCGATCAGGATTGGCAGCACCGAAACACAGATCGGATCGACGGCAAGGAGCTTGCGGCAATATCGTGTCCGCATGCCCTCAAAGAGCTGCACGGCTTCCTCCGGACGCGCATGACGCTTCCGGTCGGCGCGAACGGTCTGGTGCTTTTGACGTAGCTCGATCTGCGGTGCAAAGATCTTCTTGAAGCTGTAGGCGACCATCAGCGTGTCCCCTTCTTTTCCCGAATGCGTCGGCCGAAGGCGTTCATGACCGTGATCCATTCGTCCGAGGTCAGCGATCGACCGGAAACCTGCTGACCGAGGATGCCTTTCACTGCATCCCAGAAGGCGCGAGGGATCTTGGCTTCCACGGCGCCGACCAGAATGACCCACTGTGCCTGGGCAATGCGGTAGCCGTCCGCGCGCTGCCACGGCTGCAGCGCCGAGTGAACGCTCCAGTCCACGCTGGCCTCGCGGCTGAGCCACTTTTTCAGCGCCTCGATCACCTTGCGGGAGTCTTCGGCGTCCTGAAGCCATCGCACATGATCGATACCGGTCTGCGCCTTAACAAACGCGATCAGCGCCGCGTCGTCGCGATCGCGGACAACGCCGAGATTGAAGCCAGCGATCCAAAGCGCCTGCAGCTTTCCGGCGTACCTACCGGATAGCTTCTGTCGGCCGTTCTGGCGACGCTCGATTGGCTTGAAACCAAGCCGGCGAAACTCAGCGATGACAGCCTGACGCTCTTCCTCGGTCATGTCCTTTGCCGAGGATTTGCCGGTGATGAGTTTGAGCTTGGCTCGGTAGACATCGTCGTCCAGGCCGAGCTGCTTCTGCGCAACCTTGATGGCGGCGATCGAACTCATGAGAACTTCTCCCACAATGCCTGGGCGATCACAGTGAGGTTGATGCTCATGAGCTTGTCATCATCGATCTTCCTCACGGCCAACGTGCCAAGAGCCGCAGCCGGAAGGATGACGAAACCCTGTTTCTGGTGCTCTTCGACGAGGCACTCGACGATCTCCTCGAGGGTGCGGAAGTGTCTCATTCTGTCCACCCCCCGATCAGGAGCTGCTCGGACCGCTCCTGGCCGACACCCCGCGACAGATGCGCATCTGCACCGGCACGCCATCCGGCACCCTCGGCAGCGTCGAACCGCGATTTGTGCTGCTTCAGCTTGACCGATCGGCTCTCAGGGTATCGGCGGTCCCGCTCCTGTTGCGCGAGAGTGGTCGCCTGCTCTGAGATCGTTTCGCTGAACAGTTCGAACAGGCGCAGGCGCAGCCGCCGTACAAGCCCGAGCGTAAAGTCGTCCGCTGCCTGCCGCTTCGTCTTGGCCGATCGGCGCCGGCGATAGAACTCGCCTGTCCGAAACTTCTTCAGCTCGCTGTCGATCACGGTGTTGCACACGTCGAACAGGTAGACCGCGACGTCCGGCCACGGTTCGGCACCAGTGAACGAAATCTCCCTGCCGTTCGGTGTAGTGCTGGTGATCGCGGCCGTGTTGGTTACAGACGCGATCACCGGCCAGAGCCGAGCGCGGATAGACGTGGACGCGCTCTTCGTAGGCTTGCCCTTCTCTGTCATCAGCAGCGTGTGCTGATCGAGGCCGTGCTCACGCATGAGGGCTGCAGCCTTTGACGCGGCTTCAATGGCCTCCGCCTCGGTGCAGCCGCGCGACACCGTCCTATTCAGGAGCGCCTTGATCTTGTTGCGGATCGTATCGTTGGTCATGCTGCCACCTCGTCATTTTCGCGCTCAATCAGGTCGGCCGACTTGAAGAAGATTGGGGTAAAGACCCGAGCGAAGACATGCTCGACAGTCCAGCCGAGGGCCTGCCGCTCTGCCCACTTCGCCGCACTGGTCGGGTCGCTGGATGGGAATGATGCCTCGATCGCAGCAGCAGCCGTGGCACGGTAGGTGTGCCCGAGAAGCGAGCCGGCCGCGTTGCACAACGCATAGCCTTGTGAATAGGAGGTTATCGGACGGGGAGCGCTCATGATTGATACGCCTCCCGGCCCGCTTCGGTAACCTCATAGAGAGACGCCGAGAAAGCATCACGGTCGATCAGGCCGAGTGCGATGAGGCCGTGAACTGTACGGCTGTCGTGGACCTTCTTTTCTCCGCACACAAAGTTGCCGGACACCAATCGAAGTCTGGCGCCGTTAATCATCCGGCAGAGGACGCTTTCCTGGGCGACGGACAGTTTCTTTCCCTTCGTCATTGCCCGCCCTCTTCAGTTCCAAAGACTGCGAAACCGTAGCCTTTACGAAGCGATCCAGAACCTGCGAGAGTGTGGCTCTGCGACCGGCGGGAACCGGTCGCAGAGCCTCTCAATCCCTCAAAGACAGCATTCGAAGGATCGAAAACAATGGAAGAAGCCAAGGAAATTATCGCTCGCTTGCAGGCGCTGGAATATGTGGTCGAGTTACTCCTCTCTCGGGAAATGGTACGAAGCCCGAGCTTAAGAGACTCAGTAAGGGAGCAGGCCGACCAGATCGCTGCAGAAGACAGGACTGCGAAAGATGATGAGGATCCTGAGTTCATTGAGGCTCACCTTCACTATCTCGAGCGTCTTCTACGCGACGGCTTGAAAGCCGCTCAGGCGTGGGACGACCATAAGGTTGGCGAAGAAGCGGCCTTAAGGACGTAGGCAGCTGCCCCACATTCGGTTGGGGTGCGGAGCCGTCTTCGATGGGCAGCGGCGACCAGTGCGTGAATGTGCCACTCGACTCATACGGCGAGTAGACATGCCGACCGTCATGACGTTTCTCATCGATGTCGTCGGTGAAGATATCAAAGGGATCGTCCGGCCAGACGAAATCGTCGAACTCTTCATGCCAGCGCACGATGACATAACGGTCCCATGTGCCGCCGGGCGCCGGTCCCCGATAGGCAAGGAACCATGTCCCGTCTTTTGGCGCGCTCTCGATGGGGTAACGCCCAACCAGATCTGCCTGGGGTGATGGGGCGGCGATGATGCTTGTGATGTAACCGTAAAAGTTGGAACCGGCCCACATGTCAGACTGATCGTCATAATTCGATCCGTCGAACATGGCGTAGAAGGCGTCGGTGACTTCGGCACGAACCTGCGTTTCACTCATCGCCGAGATGCGCGGCATGTCTTCGTCTGACATGCCGGCATCGTTTAGCATTTCGAGGCGATCCTTCTCCGGGATATCGGAGATCTCAATCTCAAAGGATAGGGTGAGTTTCATGGTCTCGCCCTCACGCCTTGGCCAGATCGATGGTCACGGCCTTGAACTCGTCCGTGATCCGTTCGCGACGATAGAAGCGGACATACTGCTTTGAGCCCGTCACGCGCATCGCATCGCGGATGGCATCCATGGCGCGCTTCCACCGCGGATCGTCAATCTCGTGCCGCATCAGCATGAAGATCTCCGAACGGTTGATCTTGCCCTCGCTGTCGGTGTTGAACGCGCGCGTGACGATCGACTGGATCTCCGGCCGGCTATCGCTCGACCATTCATTCAGGCATTCGTCGATCAGGCTCTTGGCAATGTGCAGTTCCGACCCGAAGTCGATCAGCTCCTGCACCTGCACCTGAACCTTCATGAGCCCATCGAACGTCTGATACGTCCGGTTGCCCTTCGCGCCGCCGACCTTCGCTTTGTACTCCTGCGCAATCAGGGCGTCGAAGTCGCCGAGATCCGTCATGGTGTGGCCACGGAACCGGGCGATCTGCTCATTCAGCGAGACGGCAAAACCCATGATCTTGCGAACAGTCTCGTCTTCGAGCTGGTGCTGCGGCTTGACCATCGAGAGCGGGACGTAAGAGCCCTTCGCATCCACCATGAAGTCCCGGCCGTTGATGGCGATCACGCCGTCGTTGCGTTCTTCCAGAATTACTGCGTCCATTTTCATCATCCTTTTTTGAACGCGTCGTCAGCGTTCTTGAGGTCTTTGGCGGTAGCAACCACATGATCGCGGGCTGCCTTCTCGCCGGGTGTGTACTGAGCCTGTTCGAAACGGGAGATGGCCCGTTTCAGGCGTTCGATGGAGAGGCGGACCGCCCGTAGGCGGCTCCGCGTGGTGGCTTCATCGCGGTTGGCGGCTTCGATCAGCCGGACGTTCACGATGTCGTCGATCTCCGGCTGAAGCCGTCTGAGGAGGTCCGCTTTCGGGAAGGCGAACAGAAGGTCGAGCGTGTCCTTCATGCTGCATCGCCTCCTCCGTTCCATGTCGGCTTCGGAGCCTCGGGCCGACGGAACGGCACGATGTTGCCGCCGACCACGACGAGCTGCGGCCGTGGAGAGGCCAATGTCAGCTCGCGAGACAGGAAGCGGTTTTCCTCCTCCTCGCCTGTCGCCAGTTCGATCACCGTGTTCAGCTGGGTCAGGAGAGCAGCGACGTCCTCGCCGCTGAACGTGCCGCCGCCATGAACGAACGGCTTCAGCTGGTTGCGGATGGCGGTTGCGTGGTGCGATGCCTTGGCGCTGAATTTCATGACTTCCTCCCGAAATCTGGACGGATGATCGTGCCCGCTGACGGCAGCATGTCGGCCAAGGTGTCCGTGGCGGTCTGTTCGATGCGGGTGCGGTACTCGCGGCCGGCTTCGGTCTCGCGAAGGATGGAAAGCTCAAGCTCCATGCTCGCCGCGAGCTTTTCGAGGATGCGGAGTTTGTGATCCAACACGCCTGCGAAAACGGAACCAGCAAGCACGTCCTTGGCACCGTCACGCAGTTGGCCGAGTTCCGTGCTCAGGGTCTGGTCGAGCGCCCTCCTCATGAGATGTCTCCCAGATCCCGGTTCTTCCAAGCCATCTGCAGGTGCTTGAGCGTGACCTCGTCGCCGTCGCCGATCGCGGCCATGGTGGCCAGCTTCATGGTGCGGTCGATCTGCCGGAGCGCGCCCGGCTTCAGAGCGATACCAAGCAGGAACCGGATCATGTCATCGTCCTGGACGTCCCATGCCGCGATCAGCGTGCGCGCATCGTCGCCACGGCTCGGCTCACGCTTCAGGCGCTTGTCGAAGCGAGAGAGCACCTGCGCGCGGCTGGAAACCGACCGCGACCGTTCCTTCATGAAGTCGCCGGCCGTGTCCTCGTTTCCGAGAAGCGCGACACCGCACTTGTTGATATCGACGAAGTGCCGGAGCTGATTGATCGCATCCGGCAAGAGGTTCTGCGCCTCGTCGATGATCAGGATCGAACCGTCGCCGATCCGCTGCAGCTTCCGGCCGATGGCCCGCACCAGGCGCGCCGGATTGTGCTCCGAAACATCCAGTTCTGCGGCCAGCTCGACGAGCATGCCGTGCACCGTCTTCGTGTTCGGACTGATCGTGGCGAGATACGCATGCGGCCGGGTCAGGCAGAAATGACGTGCCGCCGTGGTCTTGCCGACGCCGGCATCGAGCGTGATGGCAACGAAGCCCGCCGTCACCTGAGCATAGGCGAGCGTTTCGAGGATCTCGCGCGCAACCAGCGTCTGCTGGAAAACAGGCGAGACAGGAACACGGGAGGCAAGGCCCGAGCTTTCCTCGAGCGCCGCCAGCCAGTTGCTGACCTGATTGTTCTGGTTGACGAGAACGCCGAGATACTTGCCCGACGCCCACTGCGAGAAGGTGCCGTCCGGAATGTTCGTCCGGCGGGCGATCGCCGTCTTGTTCCAGCCATTCGCCGTGGCCACGCCGATGACGCGCGAGATCAGGGTGCGCCAGATCTCGACGTCCTGCGCCGGGTGCTTGGCCAGAAACTCGGCTGTCGGCTGCGGGTGATCCCATCCGCTACTTGTGCCTGTGGTATTTTTCATCTACTTGGTTCCTTGCATAGAGACTTCCGGGCGCCCCTTCGTTGTGGCGCCCATTTTTTTGGTCGGAACCGTACGCATTACTTTTCGGCTCTGGTCTTACGGCCGGGCTTTACTGACCCTGCCGCTGTCTTCCCCGTGGGGAATGGGATGATCGCGCTCTCCTCGCCCATGATCCGGGCAAGTCCGCGCGAGAAACTGTTTTCAAATTCGCCTTCACCGATCGCCTCGGCCGAGACGGCCGGAGCGAGGTTGCTGCCCGTGATGAGGCGGGTGACGACGGGGCGCGGCGCCGGTGTCTCCGGGCGCTTCTCAGCCTTCTGGGCCTTGGCATAGATGTCGGCCAGCTTGCCGGCTTCGATCGTGCGGTTGAGTTCCAGCAACGACTTCGTTGCCTTGGCGTGATCGGAGGCCTGCCGTGCCGTCTGACGAGCAGCGGCTTGGCAGTCGAAACCAGTGGGGAGCACGCACTCCGCGTCACCAATGAACCGGCCGGCGCCGTCGTAGAGCTTGACGGCACCATGCAGGTTTGCCGGATCGAACCGCATGGTCAGCTTTTTGCCGATCCACTGATTGAGTACCGGAGCCCAATAGCGGTTGCCGGCGTAGTGGACCGCACCATCCGGCTTGCGAGCGGTGATGTTCTCGGCCGCAAGCATCCAGAGCGCGCGCTGCGCCGTGCTGGAGTAGCGCAGGATGGTCGAGGGTTCGGCGACGGACTCCGCAAACACGGCGTTGAAGCTGCGGCCATCGGCCATCTCTGTCTGACGGCCCTCGCGAGCATTGTGCTCTTCGACCATTGCCGAGACATGCTCCTGAAGCACATCGAGCTTCACGGCACGGCGTCCATAATCCTCGGGCTTCTCGGCAACGTTCGGGCCTGTGTAGGCCCCGGCCATGGCGGGATGCCGCGAAATCTCGTCGGCCAGATCCTTCCAGGCGCGTTCGATCGGCTTTGACCGGCCAGAATACGGCTTGGTGAAGTGCGCCTCGATGTCGAGCGTCTTCAGGAGGCCGGCGACCTCGTCTTCCGTGATCTTGTACCGGTTCCGGGCCTTGGCGCCGCCAGAGATCTTCTTCGAAGCGAACGCTTTCCCGTTGTCCATGTAGATGTGGTAGGGCAGCGCGCCGTCCGCGTTCTCGATCATCGCGCCGATGCAGGAGCGCACCGCTTCCCACGTCTCGGCTTCAGACAGGATCCACGACAGCACCTTGCGGGAGTAAATGTCTTGGATCCCGATGAGGATGACGCGCACCGGCACCTTCTTCCAGGGCACACGCACGAACAGATCGAGCTTGTGACCATCGGTGTTGACCATCTGCATGGCATGAAGATGCGCGACAGAGCGGGTCTGCGCCGGGAACAGCCGGGCGGCGGCTTCCTTGCCCTCACGGGCCAATATCTGGACAGCTTTCGGAACCTCAGCTTCGAGGCGCCGGCGCAGCGTGCGCTCGGAAGGGATCGGCGACCAGCCGTTCGCCTTGGCCGCAGTCATCATCCGGCGGAAGCAGGACGAAAACTTCGGCTTGCCCGACCGCAGGTAGTCCGACTTCAGGACCTCCCAGGCGTCAGCATGACAATCGGCAAGATCTGCGACAACACCGTTGACCGCAGGCGAGAAGGACGGTGCCAGCGCTGCGAGCCAGTCGGCCCGCGCGTGGCCTTCGACCATCTGACGCCAGTTGTAGTAGGTCCTCTCCGCGACATCGGCCATACGGGTGCAGTGCCTGACGGCAACCGTCGTCCCGATGCCGGACTTCTCCATGTCGTCGACCGCGATTAACACGTTGAAACGCTTCCGGCAGATGTCCTTGTGCTCGTCGGTCAGGGCCTCAAAGCGGCCCCAAAGCAGCTTCGAAGCATCCTTGACGTCTGCTGCGGTCAGATCCGTATTCAGGAAGGCGAGCTTCTGCCGCGCCTCTTTCGGCAGCAGTGAGTAGTGATATTTGAGGCCACCGCCTTGCTTGGCGATAGCTGCCACTTTCCCGGCCTGATGATCCCATCCCGCGCGATCCGCATGGTCGCGGATACGCCGGACAGACGTAGGAAGGCCCGGCAACTTTGCCTCGGCGAGTTCAGGGATGGTGAACCACTCTTTCATCAGCGGCCCCGTCGCTTGATCGTGACGGGACGCGCCTGCAGTGTCTTCAGTTCGGCTGCCAGCTCGCGTTGCTCCTGCTGAAGGCGTGCGATCTCGGCAAGCCGGGCCTCGTCGCCTTCGAGCAGGATCAAGCCATCCTCACTGAGCACCACATCCCAAAGCCAGACGGCTCCGGTTGCCCGAACGAACGCCTTGAAGCGCACGAGGCTGATGTCGTGGGCCGTCTTGCTCTCGGCCGTGTAGGCATCGAGCGCGCCTTTCGACACGGACGACAGGCCGAGGTAGTGAGCCATGCGGGTGGCGATCGTGGGCCGATCGTACGGGCATTCGCGGATGGCGCGGGCCATCTCGCGCTTCAGCAGCGAGCGGAAACGATCGAGGTCGATCTGCTCGGCAGCCTGCCGTACGGGAAACACAGCTTCGGCGAAGAAGTCGAACTGGTGAGGATCGCGCTTCATGCTGCACGCTCCAGAAACGAGAAGTCCGAGTTCGAGCCGATATGGTCGAGGAACCGGCGCTGCGTCTCCTCGTCGGCCTTGCTCCAGAGCGCTGCCATCTTTTCGAAGACGGCCTGCTGCGGATCGACCTCGGCTTTCGGAGCCTTCAGCATCTGCAAAACCGGCTTGATGTCCGGGCTTTCCCGAAGGGCGTTCGCTACCCTCAGCTGATCGTCGGCCGACAGCTTTGCCAGCTTGAGCAGCATGGACTGATCGCCTTCGGCATCTGTCCCCCGCACGGCGTGACGCAGTACCGGATGAAGGTTCTGGCCAATACGTGTTGCGCGTTTGTAGGTGTTCTCTCCGAAACCCAGTCGTTCCTGGACTGCTCTCGACAACTCTCTTCCAGAGGAAAACATCGTAGGGTCATCGTGACCCTTCGAGTTCTTCAGGTGTCGCGTCTTATCGATTTTGCCGTTTTTCTCCTCCCACAACTCGCGATACTTCATGACGAAGATGGCGCGATCGAGCGGGTTCAGCTCGTTGCGATAGAGGTTCTCGGAGATCTCCAGCAGCTGCGCTTCTTGCGCATCTGCCTCGACGATGATGGCGTCGATTTCGGACCAACCGAGCAGCTTGGCTGCCGTCGTGCGGTAGCCGCCGGCGACCAGCGTGAAGGGCGTAGCGCCCTTGTTCTTTGCAGGCGTCCTGCGGATCATGATCGGGCTGATCTGGCCGCGCTCGGTAAGCGAGGCCGCGAGCATTTCAACATAGGCCGGGTCGATCGGCCGGAGCCGGTCACCGATATGAATGTCTGAGAGGGGTGCACGGATGAACTCGGCCATTACGCGGCATCCTCGACGGCTTCATGCAGGGCGGTCGTGAACAGGTCTTGCGCGCGGGCGGCGATCGCGCGGTACGTCCGCTCGAACACAGGCTCGTCGCAGCGATAATCGACCGTGCGGACGGCCTGACCGACCATCGTGCGACCGACACCGAGCAGCACCATCACGCGACGGCGCGGGATACCGAACTGGACCATGAGGACATGGATGGCGACCTGCCGAGCAAGCGCGGCGTCCAGCATATCGACCGGCGGATTGATGATGAACCGGAGCGGCAGGTGGCTGAAATGCGACCGGCTGGCACGATAAGCGGCAGCGACCATCGCCTGCAGCCGCTCTTCAGCGGAAAACGGGTTGAGATGGCTCACAGGCTGGCCCTCGCAACGCTGAAGATGACCGCGAGGAGACCCATGGCAGCGACGCCAAAGATCAAGGTCGTGTCGGCAGCACGGCAGATCGACGAGCGAGCCGGGATGAACGGGTTACTGCCAAATTCGGGCGTCACTTTCGCCATAGGCTTGAGCGCGGAAACGCGAGAGACTTCAGTTGTGGCGCGGACGGCGCCGTGACTGACGGCCGGGGACTTCGGGTCCCTGCGGCAAGTGTCGCGGTAGGCTAGAGCAGACGGTCGTTCGTTCGCGCCCACCATCACGCGGCACTCCGGCCGGCGTTGGCATACTTGGGCGAAAGGATCTTGGATGTCGTCTTGGGATAACGATCAGGAAAAAGCTGCTCGACGGGTTCGCCGAGGAAGTCGGCAATCGCCTGCTCGGATTTCGCGTTGGGGCGGTTCCAGATCGTGCGGAAACCCCCAGGACTGACATTGTTGATTTCTGCCAGTTTCGTTAAGGTCATCCCACGGCGGCGAAGTTCGCCGAGGATGGCGTGACGGTCCCACTTTCGGGGCTTGGTCATCCGGTTTCTCCTGCGAAAAGCGGATGTTGGCGCATCCGCTTTTTGTTGAATGTTGTTGAGCACAAGCAGCCCGCATTACGCGGCTGCTATTGATAGAGGTAAAGCGGTTTTATGGCTTTGTAAAGCGTAAAGCGGCTCTATGTTTTAAAATATGGCGCGTCCTGAATCCGCACCTAAGACCGAGCTGGCAGCACGGCTTCGAGAGTTTCGCCGACAGATGGGCGATCCTGAACGAGATGAATTTGCGCGCGGGCTGGGCGTCGGAAAGACAACGCTTGCCTCGTACGAACGAGGCGAGACCGAGCCGACAGCCTCAGTGTTGAACGCCTATCGGGAAAAGTATGGTGCTAACTTGATTTGGTTTGTCACCGGCAAAGGCGAAGCCGTTGAGGCCAACCAGCGCGTACAACCGGCTGATCTACCGGCTGAGTTCATCCGCTTGCCGCAGTACGATGTCGCAGCCTCAGCCGGGCGGGGTGTGATTTCGTACGTAGAACACGCCGCTAACGAGGTGACGTTCGAGAAGCGGTTCCTTCGTGCTCTCGGTGCGCAGCCTGAAAGCTGTTTCCTCATGTGGGCGAAGGGGGACAGCATGTTGCCGACCTTTCCAGATGGGGCCATGCTGATCGTCGATCAAAGCCAACAGACTGTCGATGACGGCCGGATCTACGTCTTTAACGCTGAGGGCAATTTGCTCGTGAAACGCGCCAGATGGCGCTTTGACGGCAGTCTCGACCTGATGTCGGACAACGTTGCCGGAAATTACCCGGTAGAAAGCTTCGTGACAGACCGCATCGTCGATCTGATCGTGGTCGGACGCGTTGTATGGTACGGCCGTTCCGCATAGGTCAATTTTCCTAGCGTAAGGTAGCTTGTGAGAATCTTTTCCACAGCCGATTGACTCCCGATAACTAGGGGAACAAACTAGGAACATCCGCAGCTTTAAAGCAAGGAGTTCCAGATGGCGTTGCAGACCAAATATATCATTGTGCCCTTCAAAAGAGTGAAGGGAGGAGCGATTGTCCCAGGTGAGATGCGAGCGGCATCGAACGAAGCTTCTGCCGAACGGATCGCTGAAGCGATGTCAGAAAGGTTTGCCGGAACCGCTGCTTTCGAAGTTCTTGCTGATATGGAAACGGGCGAAATGACCAGCCCGCGACTGCTCTGCAAATTTGGCAGCATCGTTGATTTCACAGAGGACGCAGCAGCAGCATGAACGCCCCGTCCGAGATCGTCCCTACCCCTCATGCCCCTGAGATGACAGAGCTTCAGCAGGTGCTGGCTTACCATAACGGGAACACAGTTGCGGCTGTCGAAACTTTGCTCAAGGATTGCCGCCATCTTCGTGAGCAACTCACCTTGGCAGGTGCTGCCGCCAGCATCGGCTTCACACGCGGTTGGCGACCGGTAGCCGACAGGGACTAGCCGTGCCAGACACTAATGGCCCGAGCAAGAAGATCCGCCGCTGGACGCTTCGAGAAGCGGCGGATGCTGGCCAGCTGGTCAAACTGATCTGCACATACTGCAAGACTATGAAGCGGTTCACTGCCAGCGACGTTCACCGCCTCTGTGGCGACCTCACTCTCTACCAGTTCCCGGAGCGGTTCCGCTGTGAGAAATGCGGGAAGAAGGATTATCTGGTGGCAGACTTTGAGGCGCACTACGGACCGAATGTTGGCAAGGTGAAGATCCGCCGCCTCGAGCGGATCAAGATCATTCACCGGCCGATCTGGAAGGACGACATCATTTGAGCACCGTCCTTCTTAAATCAGGCCGTTTTCAAGCTAAACGGCGAGAAACGTTGCGAAATTTCAAGTGAGGACGCACCGTCCTTCTTAAAATTGACTTGGGGCTGCCAAATCGCCGTTCCAGGCCGAAATCCTCAGCCAACGCCGTTCGCATCCACATCGTTATAAATCAATGATTTGAAGAGCCGTAAAAGGCATTTCGAGGGATCTTGAAGCCCTCTTCACAGCCGCAGGCAAATTCAGCGAAAATTGCCACATCGGCCTGATTTCGCGGCCGACCCGCTGTCAAAAACTCTTGCCGATCATCCCACGCGATCGTCGCACAAACCGTTATCATTCAACGGCTTCCCGCAAAATCCCGCAGGTTCCCAGATAATCCCGGTTATTGCAGATAGGTGTGACAGACAACACCGGTGTAGCCGGACGCGACTTTTTGCAATTTTGACACCGGGTTTTGCAGATACTGAGTTCTGCAAATGCACTGACAAAATGTCTTCAAAGCCTGCTCAACGGCTCGGCTAGTTAAGCCAGCCGTCCCTAAAGAGTTGAGCTCGTGCTTTGGCGCACTGTTCCCAATCGATTTCTCTTTTTTCTTTAAGGGACTCGTCCCGCACCTCCGCCATTTGAGCGGCAGCGAGTTCACCCATCAGGGAGCGAAGCCACTCTTGGGTTTGGGGTCCGATCGTAATCTTACATTCTTTCACCCGGATCATCACGTCCAGAATGGCGATCTTACCTGTGACCTGTGCCACTGCCGTCTCACTCACGAACGACAGCGAGGTTATGAAAAAAAGTCCAAGAGCACGCATTAAGACCTCACAATCAGTTCACGGGCCTGAACGCCTTTGCCGCCCGCGACAGAATAAAGCAGATCCACATCAACAACGTCAAATGCGCCAAACAGCTGCCGCGTCTGAGGGGCATCGTTGATCGATAGGACGAAATTCCCCTTCAGCCTACCGAGGCGTTCGGCCATCACCTCGAACTGATCACGTCCGAACAGGGCAGCACCATAGTCGCCCTCGCTGCCGAAGTATGGCGGGTCGAGATAGAAGAGCGCGCCGGGCCGATCGTAACGATCGATAAAGGCCAGCCAGTCGAGGTTCTCGATCACCACACCGGCAAGGCGCTCATGCACGTCCTCGAGCATAGGAGCAAGCCGCGTGAGATTGAACCGAGACCCGCCCTCGTGCACCACACCGAACGTCTGGCCCGATACCTTGCCGCCGAAGGCAAGCTTCTGGAGATAGATGAAGCGCGCTGCGCGTTCGAGGTCCGTCAGCGTAGAGGGGTCGCACGCCTTCAAGCGCTCGAACTCGCGACGGCTGGTGATCTGGAATTTGAGGCAATCCATGAACTGCGGATAGTGCCGCTGAAGGATGCGAAACAGGTTCACGACGTCCCCGTTTCTGTCGTTGATGACCTCATGCCGAGGCGCCGATCGGCGACGGAAGAACACGCCGCCCATGCCTACGAACGGCTCTGCATAGGTCGTGTGCGGAATGTCGGCGATCATCTTGACCAAGCGCGGGGCCAAGGTCCGTTTTCCACCGATCCATGCGGCTGGTGGCTGGGTATTAACTACGTCTCTAAAGCCGTCTTCAAAGGGCATTTAAAAGGTTCTCAGAATCATGCCACACAGGGCTGCCTCGAAAGAGGTCTGGGTGTGACAGTTATCCTAACTGGCTGTCGGAAGGGTCTGGCGTCGAAACTTGGCCCGTCCTCGGAGGTTTGCCTCCGGCACCTGGTGCTTGGCTTGCGGAGATCCATCTGAGATCTCCGCAAGCCGTGTCGCTGAGGTATCAGTTGATCGTCTGTTCCGCTGTCTCTTGCACAACCGGCTCGGCCGCGACCGGCGCTTCCGGCCGGTTCGGGTTGAGCTTGCGATCGACATATTCAGGCTCGTACTTCTGGAGCAGGGCATAGGCCTCCGTCAGCTGGGCCGAAATCGTGTCGAAGCCCTGGGCGAGCATATCGCACTCGTTCTGGAGAGCTTCGTTACGGCGCTTCATCGAGTTGATCATCATGTGCATGCTGAGTTTCCTTGTGAGGTTGTTCTGGATGGAAAGTCGGGATCGGCGTGTCATTCGGCCGACCAGTTGACCTCGGCGGCTGCGGTGATGGCCTGTGCGGTTTCTGCCGCCGCAATCGCCTTTTTCGCAGCCATACGCTTGGCCTCGACGCCTGCCGAGATGTGCTGCCATCCTGTGAAGGTATCGACGATCTGATGTGCCTTCTCAGCCTTGGTCATCCCGTCGGCTTCGGCTTCAGCCACGATGTGAGGGATATCCGCGTCCGGGACGCCGGCGAAAGCGACCTTTGCGCGAGCCTCATCGAGCTTCTGCTGATAGGCCATGATCTGACCAAAGCCCGGCGTGATGAACTGCATCCGGTATGCCTCGGCCGCGCGATCGATCTTCACCACGGCTTCGGCCCGAAGCGCATCGAGATCGACCTCCGCTGGAGCCGGGCTCCACTGGTCGATGTAGGTTTTCAGGCCGTCCGGGATCGCCGGCCAATCGTTGGTGAAGCCGTCGAAGAGTGCGTCTTCGGCCTTGGTCAGCTGGCCGCGCAACGCGTCCGCGTCCGGGCCCGACAGCTCGGCCAGCATCTTGCCCGCCGTCTGATACCAGAACTCGGATGCGCTGAGGATCTGCTGTCGGCCGAGCCAGATGGCAGCGGCAACGGCCCAGCGCGAGGGCTTCTTCTGTTTCAGGCTCTCGACGACGCCGTCGGCCATGGACTCGTACATGCTATCGATGTTGTACATTGCTTTTCCTCTTGGTGGTTTCAGGTAGGCACGTCATCGGGATCGCCGTGGTGATCTCCACGGCAGGGCATCCAGAATTTGCTGATCGGGGCTGACTTGAGCGACTTCCGGCTCAACCGGCACAATCTCAAGCGTTCGCGGATCGACGCGAATGTCTGTGACGGAAAGCAGCCTTTCCGGAACACGAAGGCTGGGGTTGGCGTACCGGGCTGTCTCAGCGTCGTATTCCGCACGCCCGAAGGCATTGCCGTGGTCGGAGATGGAGCCTGTCACCGGGTCGTAAATCACGAACCACAGTTCCTGCTCTCCGGGTCCAATGCTGTCAGACTCGCTCATTTCTTCAACCTCGTGATCGTCCATGAGGTGCCGTCATTCGTCATGCCGGCGCTGCTGCCGAAATACCCCATGTCTTTATTGTTCGTTCGCATCGCGCCGCCGGACCCCATGACGAACACGAGGGTAATCGTCACGTTCTGCGCGCTGCCGCCGTTGGTGAAGCTGCCGGAGATCGACTGGCTAGAGCAGCCGTAGGTATCGATGGCCGGCCCCGTGACTTTGATGGTGTCGAGGACCGTGCTGTTGATCTTCAGCTGCACGTCGCCGGCGTAGAACACTTCGGCGTTAACCCCTGTCATGGAGCCGCGAAGGTTCCAGAAGGCGTTGATGACGAGACGCTCTTCGGGTGCCAGCGTCAGTGTGCGCGTCAGCACCGTCGTCGTCGCCGACTTCGCCACGCTGCCGCCGCTCGTGTTGTAGTAGACATTCGAGATGGCGCCGTTGACCAGCTTCTCCCCGTTCAGGGTCGCATCGGTGATGTCGATGTTCGTGACCTTGATGTTCAGCGCCGACAGGTTCGCGACACTGATTTTCTCGGCCGTAACGGCATTGGCTGCGATCTTGTCTGCCGTCACCGCGTTCGCGGCGATCATGCCGGCCGTGAGGGCGCCATCTACGATCAGATCGCCGCCGTTGCGCTCGAAGCACCCCACGGCACCGAAGTAGACATTGCCGCCCGTTGTGTCCCGCTGGACAAACAGCTCGATGACGGCGGAAGCCGCTTCGCCGGGAGAAACCAGATTGACAGCCAGCGTACCCGTGCCGCCCGACCCTCGGTTGCCGGTGTTGATGTAATCAACGTAGCTCGCAATGTTCCCGCTGGCGTTCAGCCAGAGCACGCGGATCATGGCGTTGAAATTGTTGTTCGAGTAGATGGCGCCGGTGAAGCGGTAGGCAGTGCCGCCCTTTACCGGGAATGACCGGCTCTGGCAGTTCGTGTAGCCTCCGGAACCCCAGGGCCCAGCAGTGAAGGCCATTCCATTGTAGGACTGAAAGAGGCCGTGATCGCCCCATACGACCCAGCCCGGAATGGTGCCGACCCACGCATCTGTCGTCGTCATCTGGTTGTCCGGGACCAGATTGTTGAAATCCGAGATGACGAGCTGCTTTGCGGTGATCGAGCCTGCCGCGATCTCGCGCGCACCCAGCGTGTTGGCCTGAAGCTTAGAGCCAGTGATCACGCCCGCCTGGATATTGTCGGCGGTGATCGCATTGGCGGCAATCTTCCCCGCCACGACAGCATTCGCTCCGATTTTGTCAGAGCTGATGGCAAACGCCTGGATTTTGTCGGCGGTGATCGCGTTCGATGCGATCTCGGTAGCGCTGATCGTGCCAACCGCGATGTGACCGGCGCCGATCGTGCGCGCATTGATCTCGTAGCCGGTGATCGTCGCAGCGATGAAGCTGTCAGCCGAGATGGTCCGGACCGCAATCTTGTCACCGGTTATCGTGCCACCGGCGATCTTCGCGGCCGTGATGGCGTTCGCGGCTAGCTGGTTGGTCGAGACCGCGCCGGCAGCGATCGTCGCTGCGGTCACGGCGTTAGCAGCGATTGTCCCGGCCGTCACAGCGTTTGCAGCAATCGTGCCTGCTGTCACCGCGTTCGCTGCGATCTTCCCGGCCGTGATCGCATTTGCCGCGATCTTGTTGGCCGTAATCGCGTTGGTGACGATGTTGCCTTCGGAGATGACGGTCGTTCCGCCCTCGCTCCAAGGCGATGCTTCCAGCTGGTTGGCCGTCGCTTCGCCCAGATAGAACTTGGACGCCCAGGTGTAGGAGTTCGTGCCCCATGCCGCACTATGCCCCATGCACCGCAGGAAGAGCTGAACGTGCGTGGTTCCGGCCGGAGCCTGTCCTTTCACCCAGATCCGCTCATAGCTGGCCAACTGGCTGCCCGGATCGCCGTTCTGGTGCGTTGGCTTGTCCGCGAACGTATAGCCAATCGTCACGCCACCGTTGTTGACGTACTCGATGTGAAGGCGAGCATAATCAGACCGGTGCCCGTAGACATAAACAGACGCTTCTAGCCATGAGCCCTGCGCAACCGGCCAACGCATAGGGATGTTGTTGTCTGCGGGATTTCGCGGGGACAGGTCGGCAAACTGGCCGTTGTTTTGCGCGCCCTCCTGCAGAACCTGAAATGCGCCGTCGATAGGCGTGAAGTTGTCGTTGCGCTTGAGGAACGACCAGTTCGCGCTGGACGCATAGATCCTCCAGTTGGTGATGTCGGCCTGGGCATTTGAGTTCGGGATCCAGTTCGTCCCTTTGCCGACGGCGAGCTTGTCTGCATAGATGGAGCCCGCAGCGATCTTGTCGGCAATGACCGCTCCAGCGGCGATCTGCCCCGCCGTGACGGCGCCGGCCGCAATGGTGCCGGTCGTAACCGCATTGGCCGCAATCGTGCCGGCCGTGATCGCGTTTGCGGCAACCGTGCCGGCGGTTACTGCATTTGCCGCGATCTTGCCCGCGACAACAGCCCCGGAGGCAATGCTAGCCGCTTCCACGGCGCCGGCGCTGATTTTCCCGGCGGTGACTGCGTTCGCTGCAATCTCGCTTGCGGTAACGGCATTGGCTGCGATCTTCGCCGTGGTGATCGAGTCCGCCGCAAGGTGGATGGTCGAGATCGATCCATCCACGACCAGCTCGGCACCCTCCGCCTTCCGCAGAGAAATGCGATCGATGATCAGGTAGCGCGTCGTTGACGGGCTGTGGTGGTAGATCTGCACCTTGCAATAGGTCGCAGAACCCGGAACCTGCGTCTTGCCGGAGCGCTTGTCCCAAGCGGCTGGAATAGACGCGTTGCCCTGCACATCGGTGTACTGCGGCGACGCAAGCGCTGTCTTGTTACGATCGAACCACAGGATGCGGTAATAGAAACCGAAACCTGAAGATCCGTCAGTCGTACGAACGGACACATCCCACGCCAGCCAGTCACCGGACGTCACGGGGATGAAGTCCTTCGTGACCATATTCATGGAGATGGTGCCGCCGGACCCCCCGTTTGTGCCGTTCTCCAGAACAAGCGACCAACGACCGGTCTGTGCGTCACCGACCCAGAGCCAGATATTTGCGCCGCCCGCACCGGAGCCGTTGTACATCGGATAGTTGGCGTCCCAGACCGATGTGAGCGCGCCTTGCTCAAACTGCCCGTCGGGAATGAAGTTTTCAAAATCCGTTAAGATGAGCTGCTTGGCCGAGATCGCGTTCGCGGCGATATTGTTGGCCACGATTGCGTCAGCGGCGATTTTCCCCGCAACCACGGCATTGGCCGCAAGCTCATTGGCAGTGACGGCGCTGGCGGCCAGCTTTGCAGTCGTGATGGCGCCGGAAGCGATCTCGGTCGCGGAGATCACGCCCGCCGCGATCTTCCCGGCGACAACCGAGTTCACAGCCAGTTTGTCGGCGGTAACAGCCAAGGCATCGAGCTTCGCAGTCGTGATGGCGCCCGACGCAATCGTGCCGGCGGTGACGGCGCCAGCAGCGAGCTTGGCCGTCTCGATCGCGCCGGAGGCGATCTTCGCGGCCGTAATCGCATTCGCCGCGATCTCATTGGCTGTGACAGCATTGGCAGCGATCTTGCCGGCTACGATGGCACCAGCAGCGATCTTGTTCGCAGTGATCGCATTGGTGACGATGTTGCCCTCGGTGATGAGGGTGATCGAACCTTCGCTCCACGGAGTAGGCTCGGACTGGTACTGCGTTGCTTCCCCGACATAGAAACGAGAGAACCATGTGTAGGAGTCGGTGCCATTTGCGGCACTATGACCAAAGCAGCGCAAAAAGATTTCGACATGCGTTGTGCCTGCCGGCGCCTGACCCTTTGCCCAAACCCGCTGATAGGCTGAAAGCTGGCTTCCAGGGTCCGAGTTCTGGTTTGTCGGCTTGGCATCCATGATGAAGCCGAGCGAGTTACCGCCGTTATTGAAGCATTCGATATAGAGCTGAACGCCGTTCGAACGGTGCCCGAAAACATAGACGGACGCTTCCAGCCACGACAGCTGCGCAACAGGCCAGCGCATAGCGTAGTTGTTGTCGAACGGGCTTCGCGGGTTAACGTCTACGAAGGCTCCATCGAGCCGTGCGCCGCTCTGAAGAACGTAGAAGCAGCCATCGATGGGTGAGTAGTTGTTGTTCGCCTTTCCAAAGTCCCAAGTCCCCCCCGACCGGAACTTGATGCCCCAGTTTGTCAGGTCGGCCTGAGCGTTCGAGTTCGAGACCCAGTTGACGCCCTTGCCGACGGCCAACTTCTCTGCGGTGATGATCCCTGCAGCGAGGTTCGCGGCGGAGACTGCACTCGCTGCAATGGTGCCAGCCGTGATGGCATTCGCAGCCACGGTACCGGCTGTAACGGCGCCGGCCGAAATCGTGCCGGCTGTCACGGCGTTGGTCGCGATCTTGCCAGCGATAACAGCGTTCGCCCCGATCGTTCCGGCCGTCACGGCGCCGGCGGCAAGCTTGGCCGTCTCGATGGCGCCGGCGGCGATCTTGACAGCGGTGATCGCATTCGCAGCGATCGCGTCGGCCGTCACAGCGTTTGCTGCAATGGCGTTGGCCGTGATCGCAGCAGCCGACACATGCCGCGCGACGATCGCGCCATCGACGATCAGGGATGCTTCCGCCATCTCGACAAGCTGGATGTCGGAGATCAGCCAATAGCCTACGGCGTCCGTTCCGGTGTCCATGTACGGAACAGGCGTCGCGGTCTGCGTCCTGGAGCTGTCCGTCTTGAAGCGCCATTCGATCGTCTTGCCGGCAGCTGCCTGATATCCGGTGTCCGTCGCTGAAGCGATGACGCCCCCATCCGAGGCGGAGATCGACATGTCGTTGATGACGAGCGCATTGAAGTTCTTGTTGCACCCGACGTTCTTCACGATAGCCGACGCGCGGTACCAGGTGTCCGGCGTCAGGGGAAAGCCGCGGGCGATCCAGCCATGGATGCGCGGGCCGGCGTTCGCCGCAGCAAGGGCGGCATTGAACTTCATGGCACCAGAGACGCGCATCGCTGCGACCTGGGCATCCGTGCTGGAGACGAACGTCACATAGGGAGCGTTTGGGGACCAATAGCCCGGATCTCCGTAGAACCGGTCAAGAATGAGGCTCGCGCCTACAGCGTTCGCGGCGATCGACATCTTGGATGCCGTGATCGCGTTGACGGCAATCTTGTCCGCCACGATGGCGCTCGCCTGAAGCTTCGGCGTCGAGATCGCATCATCGGCGATCTTCGTGTTCGTCACCGCGTTCGAGGCAAGCTTTGCCGCATCGACCGCGAGCGCCGCAAGCTTGGCGTTTGTGATGGCGAGATCGGCGATCTGTGTTCCGACAAGCTGGCCGGAAACCTTGGCGGCGGCAACGGCGGCGATCTGCGCATCCGTTAGCTGGCCCGTGACCTTGCCGGCCGCGATCGCTGCGATTTGTGTGTCGGCGATCGTGCCGCCGATATCCGGAGCCGCGACACTCGAAGTCCACGCGGCCCCATCAAACCGGTAGATCTTGCTATCGGTGCTCAAGAACACGACCCGGCCCGCCGCATTGCCAGACGTCGGAAGCGAGGCGACGGTTTCTACGGGCTTCAGGCCTGTGCCGAACTTCGCGGCCGTGATGGCGGCATCGGCGATTTGACTTGAGACCAGCGTGCCTGTGACCTTGGCCGCGCCGACGGCTGCAATCTGCGTATCGGTCAACTGGCCGGTGACCTTGGACGCGGAGAGTGCGGCCAGCTGGGCGTCCAGCAACGTGCCGGTGATGTCGCCGGCAGCCAAAGTGGAGACGAAGGCCGTGCCGTTGAAACGATAGATCTTGTCATCCGTCGTCAGGAAGACGATCCGGCCTTCGGTGTTGCCCGTGGTCGGCAGCGAGGACACGATTTCGATCGGACGAAGGCCGGCGGCAAACTTCGCGGTCGTAACGGCAGCGTCAGCGATCTTCCCAGCGATGACCGACCCATCCGCAAGCTTCGTCGCGTCAACGGCCAACGCCGCAAGCTTCGCATTCGATATCGCCAGATCAGCAATTTGCGTTCCAACGAGCTGGCCGGCGACCTTGGCAGCGGCGACGGCTGCGATCTGGGCATCCGTGAGCTGGCCTGTGATCTTCGAGGCCGCGAGGCTGGCGATGTTGGCCTCGGCGATAGCACCGTTGATGTCGGCCGCATCGACGGTCGAGATCCAGCTCGTGCCGGTGTAGCGGTAGACCTTGCCGTCCGTGGTGAGGAACGCCATGCGGCCTGCGGTGTTGCCCGTTGTCGGCAAAGCGGAGACGACTTCCACCGGGCGCAAGCCAGTGGCAAATTTGGCCGCCGTCACGGCTGCATCGGCAAGCTTGCCGGCTGTGATGGCGGCGTCGCTGATTTGCGTGCCGACGATCGTGCCCGTCAGGTCCACCGTCGGCACAGATGCCGTGTAGGCAGAGCCGTTCCAACGGTAGAGCTTGCCGTTGACGGTGATGACATCCTGCGATTTCGTGGTCGGTACGACGGTGCCAGAGATGACACCGACCGGCGCGATCCCGGAGGCAAACTTCGTTGCATCGACGGCCTGCGCCGCCAGCTTGTCGCGCTCGATCGCCGCGTCAGCGATCTTCGCGGCAATGACCGCACCGTCCATGATCTTGCTGACAGAGACCGCAGCGTCAGCCAGCTTGGCCGTGATCACAGCGCGATCGGCCAGGATCTGTGCCGTGACGGCCGCTACCTCAAGCTTCGCAGTCGAGACGGCAGCATCTGCCAGCTTCAGACCAGTGACAGCCGCATCCATGATCTTGTTGGCCGAAACCGCAGCGTTGCCGATCTTGCTGGTGATGATGGCGCCGTCGAGGACGTCGGCCGACGAGAACCCGATATTCGCCGTCGTCAGCGAGATCCAGGCCGAGTCCTCCGTCTTGCGCGGCGAGTAAGGGACGAGCTTTCCCTGCACCTCGTATTCGGTCGCCGGCAAGAGCCACATGCCGCTCAAGGGCCATTCGCTCGATGTCGGCCCGTAGGGGAACTGGTCGCTTTCGAAGACGACGACACCCGTCGCCTTCAGGCGAACACGGACCAGGACGCGCGCAACATCGGCGAGGTTGGTGGCGCAGGACACGATGATGACCGGCCGGCGGCTCCGGCCGTCCGGGTCCGTCAGAACATCGGCGCGGGCACCCCAGCCGGTCATCGGCTGCTTTGGGACATCGATGCGGCCGATCCAGCCGCTCGACACGACCTCCTGCATGGTCCGCGCCCAATCGTAGTCGGTCGGGTCGATCTCCTGCAGGGTGACGATCTGGTTCATGCCCATCTGACCACGGCGTTCCGTGACGAGGAAGCGCTTGTTCACATAGCCATTGTGCGGTGACGTCCAGGAGACGACATCGATGCCGGCCTCGAGCACATAGGCCATTGGAGGCAGAGGGAGCTGGTGACGGCGGAAACGGCGCGCCTCGGCCAAGATGGCGCGCATCAGCTGCTGGACCTGCCGATCGTGCGACGTCGCTCCGAAAGAGATGTCGGCGAGATTGCGCTTGCCGTCCAGAGCTTCAAACGCGTCGTTGCGAACGACCGGCGCATCCTTGGCGACCCAAGCCTCTTCCGGGTTCGGATACTTGGCCGTCACCCCGTTGATGGTGAGATCGACGGAGGGGAACGGATCGAAGCCGGCCGGCTCGGTGATCAGGGTGTCGGCGTCCGAGAACCCAAAGACAGCTCCGCCGAAGATGCCGTTCTTCATCTTGAAGACGCCGCCCTGGTCGGTCAGCCGTCCGTTTTGCGCCTTGCGAAGCTCCTCGACGACAGTGAGCGGCACCATGTCGCCGGAGATCTCGTAACCGCCGCGCCACTGCGGCTCCGTCGTTTTGTCCGCCCGCTCGACCAAACGGCCGGCCTCCTGGCATGCAGCAATCCAGTTGGACGACGGCAGCCGGCGTGCGTTGACCTTTTGGCCGCCGTAGAACCATTCGCCCTTGTAGCGAAGGCCCCGCAGGACGTTGTAGGTCATCACGCCGAGGTTATAGGAGGGCTCGTGGGTGCTCGGATCATCCCATCGATGGGTGCCGTTGCCGCCGTTCGTGCTGTCCTTGCGTATGTCGTAGAGCGGGAGAGGCGTCGGCTCAAACAGAACCTTCGGCTGTCCTTTGAAATAGTCGCGCTCCCAGCGATAGGTCATAATGGCATAGGGGATGCCACGCCCGACCATGGTTGCATCCCAAGGCCGATCCTCGTCTTCGCCGAATGTCTCTACAAGGAAAGGGTCAGCGACCGTCTGCAAGCCGCTATAGAACTTCACCCAGCAGTAATCGTGAACGGTCCCTTCGGTGTCGCGGAATTCTTTGAGCGGATAGCCTCGCCCGAACACCGCGTCAGGCTCATTCCAAAGGATCGTGCACTTCTCGCCCTCGATCCAGATGCCATCGAGGCCGGGGAGCGGGAGGTTGCCCAGCTCAATGACTTCCGTGAAATACGTGTTTGGTGTGTCACCGTCGTAATTACCCCACGTGCCGTAGTACTTGCGCTTCCCGCGCGTGGCGAACTGACCGATCGTCGTCGAGACCGGCTTGTCATCGCCAACATCCGCCTGGATCTTGGCGCCCACTGGTGGCGGCGCATCCGGTGCGGTGGCCATCTGCCAAAGCGTCGTGGCGGCAGCCAGCGCCAGACTGACCACGGCATTGACGATACCGGAGCCACTGATGACGGCGCTGAAGACGCCGGCAATGGCACCGATCAGCGGACCAGCGGCTGCGGGGTCGGGCTGAAGCAGGAAAAACGTCAGGGCGGTTGTGGCGAGAGCGGCTTTCTTGAACATCAGCCCACCCTGAAGGCGCGAACCGCCTTCTCGCGATCGACGCTAGCAAGGCCCGCCTCGCCCATCACCCAGATCCGATCGAAGTCGAACACGCCGAGCACGTGGCGGAACTGCGTATCCGTCGGAATAGCGGCGATATCGCCTGTCTGCGCATCAACCGGATGGTCATGTTCGGGAAGCAACGACGCGGCGAAGTCGGCCAGATCCTCAAAGCCGGCCGCGCGCATCAGACGATAGGCCGACACGGCATCGTTATAGTCGCCCTGATCGGGCACGGGCAGCTCGGCGCCGGTGATGGCGATCACGGATGCAATGGCAAGCTGTCCGCAATCGTTCTGCGCCCAGGCGAACGGCTTCCGGCGGATGTCGTCGAAGACATCGCAGAAGGGTCCGATCCAGAGTTCGCGGCGCTTCAGCTCAATCATTCTTCGCCCCAGGGTTCGATCCAGTTGGCAACGGAGCCGGCATATTTTCCGAAGTTATCGACCTCGCCGTTCGGGCCCTTCCGCTTCTTCTGCTCTTCGGCGCTGGACTTGGCTGGGTTCGGCCGGGTCAGGTTGACCATGGCGTCGTTGACGAGGCGGATCTCCAGCACTTCGCCGCCGCCGTCTTCAGCGGCCGTCTGCACGCTCGCGCCGTCAATGACGCCGAGGTAATCGTTCTCGGGCATCGAGGAGAGCTGGCGCGTCGTCGGATCGAGAAGGCCAATCCAGATTTCGAGCGAGCCCGCGCGGCAATCAAGGCCACGCGACATGTCCTCGACGGCCGGGTTGAGCATCGTCATGGAGACCGTGCGGGTGTTGACCTCAAGCGTCGAGGTGCTGACGCTCTCGCCCGTGTCGAGGTCAACCTGCCCTTGGAAGGTACGGGCATAGACCTCACCGTCGATCAGCGATCGAACCTCAACTGTCACCGGCCGATCACCGGACCAAAAGGACTTCGTCTCCAGCGAGGTATTGCCGTTCGCGTCGGGGTAGGTGCGCGCGATCACGGATACGAACCAGCGCGGCACGATGCCGTCCTGGGGCGCGTTTTGCAGCAAAGCAAAGAAGGCGGGATCGACTGTCTTCATGGCTTTTCGATCGCTGTGAAACCGGCGCCCTCTGTCAGGTGACGGCGCGCGCGGCCCGGCATGTGGCTGTCCGGCATGATGACCATGCGGCAGGCCGGCCGGGCGAAGATCGTGGTGGCGTTGACAGCCAGGCCGTCCGGCACATTCGGGAAGATGCTCAGTGCCGGCGTCACCCCGTTGCTGCCTGCAACACCGCGCTCAGATATCTCGAGGAAGGCGTATTGAACGGGATTGCTGCCCCACGACACCTGAAACTTGTCGGCGATCGTAAGGACGTAGCCGGCCGGAAAACCCTTGAAGCTCATCGAGCGGCGGTCCGTCCCGATCGTGTTGATCTGAATAAGGCGGCTGCCGAGGATCGTCCCGCGCGGGTCCGTGGCCGGATAAGGCGACAGCGGGTCGAACAGCCAGAAGGCCTCCTGGGCACCGCGAAGGGCGCGGATCAGGGCGGCGTACTGTTTCATCTCGGCACTCGAGCGGCGATCGAGTTCCACCACGGCGCGCCAAAGCGGGTCGGCCATCTCGGTCTGCCAGATGCGACCGCTGCCCTGTCCGGACAGGCTGTCACGACGCTTGATGCCCCACTCGACGCTGGAGATAGGAAGCCGATCGGCGAATGTCGGAAGGCTGTAGGGGAAGCTGAGGGTCATTGGCCCCTCACATACGGGCGCTTCTTGATCTGATCGAAGCGGGCCGGCAGGTTCTTGTCGTAGGCGCGAAGGCCCTTGGCGACACCCCGATCAACGGCGTCCTCGATGTCGCGATCGCCGCGCGGGTTATCGACGTAGACGTTGATTTCAGACTTGCCGGCACGCACCGGGTCGTTGGCAGCCGACGCCATCCTGCTCTGGCCCTGTGAGGGGTAAACAGAAGCCGGCGCGCCGATCTTGGCGACAAAGCCTCCCTTGTCATAGCCGCGTCCGGAGTTCAGACCTTCGAGCATACGGCGAACGCCGGGCTGTGCGACGACGCTGGCCTTGACGACGTATTCTTGCCCATGGACGAAACCGGCAATATCGCCCCGTCCGCCGTTCCCGGTGTAGCCGCCGACGTCGTACAGACCCTTGCCCGGATTGTTGACGGCGAACGTGGACTGCGCGCCGTTCGGCACGAAGGTCGGGAGAAAGGCTGTCAGCAGCGAGCCGAGAATTCCGCCGCCGCCAGACGATGGTGCGGCCGGGAAGAAATTGGCCATGTTCTGACCGACCTGTCCGAGACCGCTCCCGAACGTGCCGAGCCCTTCCGTAGCAACCGATGCCGTGCTCGAAAGATTTCCGACCGTCTTGCTTGCGGACTGGCCCGTCGTCGCCAGCTTTTCCAGCGCCTTGGACGCCGTATCGGCGCCTTCATTATTCTTCCCGATGCCGTCCCAATTGCCGATACCGACGCGCTTCGCGCCATACCAAGCGCCCCAGCCGTTCTGTGATGCCTGCTGGAGAGCAAACTTGGTTGCCTCGGGGCCGTTTGCCGCCAGCGCCGGGTCCAGACCGGTCTGCTTCTGGAAGACATTCCCCAGACCGCCGCCCTTGTAGAGCTGAAACGGTCCGTAGGATTGTTCACGGATACCGTTCTTCACGTAGCCAGACTGCAGGTTCCAACTGCTCAAGCCGCCTTCGGATTGAGCAACCCTCACCGCAGTGTCGGCATTGATGTTGTATTTCGGTGCCCAGGTGCGGATGAAGGATTCGACATCCGTTACGGCGCCCAGCGGTTCGCGTGTGACAGGGATCAGCGGAGCGGCGTAGGACTGAAAGCCGCTTGCTGTCGGTGTGTTCTGGTTGGCCGCGACCGGCGCACCTTTCAGGAAACGGCCGAGCACATCCGACAGCTCCGGACGATCGCCGCCCAGAAGCATGTTTTTGATCGAGTTCGAGCCCAGCTCCTGGAAGAACTTGCCGACATCACCGAGAAGGCCGTTCAACGCACCTTTGAAGTCGCCTTTAAGAAGCGAGCCGAGGACGTTGTCGATCGCGGTTTCGCCGGCGGACTGGAACATCTGCCATGCCGCCGTGGCCTTCTCGACCTCCGCTGTCTGGTTGGCGATCTCCCGCGCGTTGCGCCGGATCTGCTCGGCCTCGGCCGACAGAGCCGAATAGCCGCGCGCCCGGATCATCTGCTCGGCTTCGAGAACCGCCAAAGCCTTTTCGCGTTCGGCCGTGCTGGCGCCGACCAGCGTCTTCTCAAGGCGCAAGCGCTCCAGATCGTCATCCTGCCCCTTGATGACGTCGATCGCGCCGGCGCGGCGTTGCTCAAGCTCGCTGGCAGCTGCCGCATCCTTCGCAGCCGCCAGCGCCTCGGCCAGCTTCCTCTGTTCCTCGCCCTGGGCAGCGGCCGCAGCGGCGGCAAGCGGGCGGAGTTGGATTTCCGTGCGCAGAAGAGCCTCGGCTTGGCTCGCCGTGATATTGCCGGCCGCGACCTGATCGTTAAGGCGGCGCCGTGCTTCGACCTCCTCGACCAGCTCGGCCGACTGAAGGCGGGAGGCGGCGAGCGTCTCTTGGATGACGCGGTTGCGTGCAGCGGCAATGCGGGACGATGCCTCGGCCGTGGTGATTTCCTCACCGGCCAGCTGCAGGCGCTCCCGATCAGCCATCAAGCCTGCGAGCACCACAGGGTTTCGTTCCGTCTGGATGCGGATGTCGAGTGCCGCGAGTTGGTTGGCGCGCTCCTGCGCCGGGATCAGGGTTTCGAGCGCGCGCTTCTTGGCGTCGATCGTGGCCGTTATGTCAGCGCGTTGGCTGTCGAGAAGACCAGGTGCGTCAAGGCCGCTTTGGGCCTTGATGAGGCTGTCCTCAAGATCGCGGCGGGCACGCGCTGCCGCCGTTGCCGGGCTGGCGTTGGCGGTGTCGAGTGCGCCTCGAGCCGCGGCACGGCGCTTTTCCTGTTCGCGATCGCGCGCCTCGTTGCCGCGCCGCTCCATGTCTTCCTGCCGGAGACGTTCGAGTTCGGTACGCGCCGTTTCTACGTCGCTGTCGAAAAAGCCGTCGCCGAGTATGCTGCCCTTACTCTTGGCCTGAGATCGCCTCGCCGCATCATATCTTTCGGTCGCTTCAGCCAGAGCGTCGGCCGGAGACGGGCCGTTGAAAGACCGATCGATGGATTTCCCCATCCAGTCGTAAGCATCACTCGCAGCCTTGGCGACACTGTTCCAAGCACGACCAAGCGCCGTGGTCGCTTCGCTGGCGTTGGCCAGCCGGCCCGGAAGAGCAGCCAGCAAGACCTGCTGCGCTTCAGTGAGCCGGTTCTGTGCCGTCAGGCGGCGCGCATACTCGGCGGTCGCCGCATCGACCAGCCCATATTGGCGGTAGAGGGTGTCGATCGCCTTGGACGGATCGGCGAACATCTCGGCCAGTGCCGCGCCCGCCTCGTCGGCCGACACGCCGATCGTCGCGCCGAAATTCTTGCTGATGGCGATCAGCTGCTCGAAGTTCTCCGAGGCGATCCGGCCGGTCCGCAGGAACTGCGCTTCCATCGTACGGGCCGACGCGACGGAGATCCCGGCCGCCGCTGCGCCGTTCTGAGCCGCCGCCTCCATGCTCGCGGCACTGCCGGCAGTCGCGCGACCAATCCCGGACGCTGCGGTCTCGACTTCCTTGATGGAGCCGAGATAGTCGTTCCAGGCCATGGCGCCGAGGACGACGGCCGCTGTCGTGCCGGCAATACCGACCCGCAGCGGCGTGATCGCGGCCATGGCTGCCTTGGCGGCATTTCCCATGCTGCCGTAGATCTGCATGGCCTGCGGACCCTGCTGCAGAATGACCTGGGTGATGGGCATGCCCAGCGCCAGCGACTGGACGGTGTCCACGCCTTGCGTGAAGAGGTTTGCCTGTTGGTCCGGACGCAGGCCCTTGCTACCCGTGATGCCCTTGCGCGACTGGATCAGCCCGAGCGTCGCCTGACGCTCACGGCTGATCGCCGCCGTCATCTCGTCGTGCGAGATCGCGCCGACCCTGTTGGCCTGACGGATGTCCTCGATTGTCTTGCGATAGGCCGTGAGAGCCGCATAGCGCGGATTGTAGGCCTGCCGCAGCCGATCGCGTTCGTCCATGAAGGCGGTGATGTCAGCGCTGCGGTCCGGCTGGATCATCTGCGACTGGACGATGGACTGTGCAGACTGCTTACGCCGGGCAGCGAGGCGCTCGGCCGCACCGGCCTGCTCTTCCATAGCCCGTGTTTCGCGGATCCTCGCATCAATGGCGGTGGACGCCGAGATCGCACCGACGCGCTCGGCCTCGTTGATATCGAGGAGCGCCTTGCGATGGCGTTCCATCAAGGCGAACATCGGATCGAACCGCGCCTGCAGGCGGTCCATCTCCTTCAGGTACGCCTCGATATCGGCGCCACGGTTCGGCGTGATCGTCCTCGCTTCAACGATCGATTGCGCCTGCTGCTTCTGGCGTGCCGCAAGCCGCTCGGCGGCACCCGCCTGTTCCTGCATCGCGCGCGTCTCGCGGATCCGCGCCTCGATCGCGGTTGAGGCCGAGATTGCGCCGACCTTCTCGGCATTGGCGATATCGGTCAACGCCTGCCGATGGCGCTGCATGACCGCGAACATCGGATCGAAGCGCGCCTGCAGGCGGTCCATCTCGCGGCCATAGGCGGAGAGATCGTCCAAGCGGGTCGTGTTGTTGTTGGCAGCTTCCTTGAGCTTGCCGAGCGCCGTCGTGACAGCCTGGACCTTCGGCGCGACCGCCTCCGCCTGCTTACCGATGGCCGCGACGGCATTGCGCGCCTCCGTGCCGCCGGTCTTGGCGCCGGACGGATCGACGGTGACGCCGATCGCGATGCGATAGGCGGCCGTCATTCCTCGTCCTCCTCGGCGGAGGCCGGGTCGCCGTCGTTGAAGAGCGGCAGGACGGCGTCCTCGATGACGCGAAGATCCCGGAACACGTCGGGCTCATAGCCCTCGGCATCGAGCACGATCTTGCAGGCGGCATAGTCGAGGCCAATGAACAAGACGCCGTTCTTGTTCGACGCCGCTCTCCACTGCGTCGAGCACGCGATGAAACCGGAAAGACTGGCGGCGTTCTGGATCACGAGGGCAATCTCATCGTCGTCGGGTTCAGCATCGTCATCGTCCATGACGAACGTCACGCCGAGCTTCTGGGACTGCTGGCGGAGATCGTCATCGATGATGGTGGCACGGGAGGGATCGACGCGACCGAGGCGGACGTATGTCCACGCGACGGCCGCGTCCGTCAGTTTTTTAGGCGGGCCTTGTCGAGCGTGACGGCGTCCTGGTAGGCCTTCACGATCGCCACCCTGACCCGCTCATGTGCCCAGACGGCCGTAAAGGTCTCGGCGGAGAAATTCAGCGGGTTTCCCATCTCGTCAGCGATCTTGCGCCAGTCGCGGACCAGCCGGCGTGCTGCCGCTTCGTCGTGTTCAGCAACACGGGCCATGATCTCGACCATCTCGGCGTCTGTGGTTTCGGAGTTGATCTCCGAAAGGATCGCTGCACGTTCCCGGGCCGAGTCCCGGTTGATCTCTTCGGGCAGTAGCTCGAACTGGATCTCGAACGTGTGCTCGACCGTTTTCCCCATCCGGTTCGGGTCGGGTTCCGTGACCTTCACCGGCCACCAGAAGGCGAGGTTTTCGACGAGCTTGAACATGCGGGCGTCTTTCTGAACGTTGCCCCGAAAGGGCTTTGAAACAAGTTTGAAGGCGGGCTGCTGGCCGTCACATGACGGTCAGCAGGAACTCGTCATTGCCGGCGACCGGCGTTGCCATCAGCGGAAGGGTGTTGTTGATCCGCTTGCGCGTCTCGCCATACTTCGGCCGGCCGATCTGGACGGCCTGCATGCCGAACTTGACGATGTTGCCACCCTGCTTCCCATGCTGGGCTGCAAGGATGCCGAGATCGCCGGCTTCGGACTTGGCAAACCAATTGACGGACGAAAGTGCATCGGCACGCATGATCGCCGACCCGGTCATCATGCGATCGACATGCTCGATGGCTTCCTCGTTGATCAGGAAGTCCGGCTCGATCTGGTTGCCGATATCGAACGTGATGCCTTCGGTACCGCCGGCATAACCGTGCAGCGAGAAGGTCGTGTTCGCCTTGTTGACGGGAACCGCCTTCTTGAACGCCGCTGTCGTCAGGGTCGGCAGGGCGGCATCCGAGACCACACCCAAGAGGCCGGTCAGGACGAACCGGAAACGGGGAATGGCAAGCGGCGCCATGTTCAGCGTCCACGTCCCGCGTGCGCCAAGAAGGATGTGCTGAACGCCGTCGCCATTCCAGCGCACCGACACGCTTTCCTGCGCCTTGGAGATCGGATTGTACTGAACATCGGTCGCGGCCGTGATGACCTCGCGCATGGCGCAGGCCCGCATCAGCACGCCCCAAGCGGGCGCTGTGCCCGGTGTGCCGGACCCAGCCACTTCCACTTCGCCGGAGAGCGTGCCGTAGGTTCCAACCAGCGTAACGCCCTGATGTCCCATATACGGAAGGACGAGGTCGCGGCTGACCTCCTGACCGGCAGACGGATCGAAGTCCACGTCGGTCATGACCATCGCGTTTGCCGCGCCGGTCGGAATGCTGTCCTCGCCGTAGATCGTCTCGGACTTGACGAGGATGGCGCGGTTTCGCCAGTAGCGCTTTGCCATGATCAGGGGTTCCTTTTCCGCGTGGTGGGCACGGGTTCGTCAGATGTGACGGCCGATGTCTCTTCGGTCACCGGCGCATCGCTCGCGACGACGGCCGGCGCCGTCTGCCCAGGTGCAGCTGTCGCGGCGTCCGGCTCTGGCACGGCGGGTTTCGGCTCTTCCGTGCGGCTGACGAGCTGCAACGAGCCATCGGGTTGGCGGACGTAGCTGCCGCCGCCTTCATGATCGGTCATCATTCGGTCTCCAGGTAGCGGCTCGTCTGCCACGTCTGCACATAGACGGTGACACCGTTGCCAAGCGGCGCGGCCTGTGCCGACACCAGTTCGAAAAGGTCGCCTCGGGGATCGACCGACCAGCCGGCAAGCGCCTGCTCGATCGCGCCCTTCATCGTGTCGAAGTCGAGCGCACGTTGCGCGCCCTGGACGTCGGCATGCCGGCGCAGGACAAGCGCCACGAGGATTTGCGCGTGCACGAGCTGCTCGAAACCACCCATCGCAAGCGTGTTGGGCTCGGCCTGCTCGCGGTAAGGGATGACGAAGACGGTCCCGTTCTTTGGAGCCGTCCCTGCGCTGATCGAGGCAAGATCCTCGACCGGCAGCACGTCGGAAACCGCCGTGCCTAGCTCGCTCTTCAGACGGGTGATGACGGCCGCGATCAAAGCCAGCCCTCCATCTTCTCGCGAGAGAAGACGGGTTCGGGCCCATCGACCCGGATGCCGTCCGAGGTGGATTGCGCCGGCGCGATGCCGTCAGCGCCGGGAAGAGCGATCATGCCGCGCGCCGCCTGCTGAAGAGCCGCCATCGCATCCTTGTAATCCCGCACCACGTAGTCGGGCGGACCGTTGCGATGCAGATGGTAGCGCGCGATCGAGACCGCCCAGGTGGACACGATGGCCGCAACGCTCGACAGCGGCAGGCGGAAGCGAACGGCCAGATAGCCGTTCACCGCGTTGTCGGCATGGGTGAGCGACGCCTCGACGACATCGGGATCTGCAGCGCCGTCCCCGTCGCGATCGGCGATCTGGAGGATTTCATCCAGGCCGGCGCGTTCGATCAGATCTTCGAGCGAGGCGTAGTGCATCAGACCGCGAAGCCCTCGTCCCACGTGGAGGCGATCGCCAGCGTATCGAGCAGCTCGGCATGCTCGACGACGGTCAGGTCGATCGTGTCGCCGATATCCTTCAGCACGTTGTTCTGCCGGGTGCGGCCCGTGAGAATGAACCGGCGCTTCTCGTGGGTGTAGGCGGGACGAGCGCCCTCGACATCGGCAATGCGCGCAACGCGCAGCGCACTGATCTGGGTCTGAAGCTCGGAGGCCATGTTGACCAGATCGCCGACGATCTCGGCCGGATCGTCCATCGGATGCCAGCCCTGCAGCGGACCGAGGCCGGCGTGCGTGTCGATGGCGCGCAGGAGCGAAAGGCCGACCGTGGCCTTATCGATCAGGTCGTCGATGTCCGTGCAGCCCGTCATGTCGAGCGCATATTTCAGGGCGCGCAGATCCAGCGCCTCGTTGCTGGTCGCAACCGGGTCGGCCGCACCCGCGACCAGAACAGCCGTTCCGCCGTCGGTCCCCTGCGGGATGTCCACGACGGCACCTTCCATGGGACGCGCGGTGACGCCGCCTGCGAGCAGCGCTGGAACCGAGGCGCTCGCCACGATCCCACCGGCTTGGATTTTGGACGCCGTGATCGCGTTCGAAGCGAGCTGATCGGCGGTGACCGTGCCATCTCCGATTTCACTGGCGGTGACGGCCTCCGCTGGGAAACCGCCTATGCTCCCGGTCTGGATGTTCGAGCCATGGATAACGGTCCCGTCCGGCCCGTTCATGCCGGACGGGTCGGATGCTGCCACGGGAGGAGTGGCGGCATCCAGCGCCGTGCCCAGGACGTCGGTCCCGGCTTCTTCTGCGATCGGCGCGCTGGATGATGTGATCTTCTTGGCCATGAACGGTTTCCCTTCGAGCTTTCGGAAAGGAACCGGCCATCCGGTCCCTTTCGAAAAGCTCCGGCCGATTGCGCGGCCGGAGTTCAGTCATTCCCGCCGCCCGCCTTAGCGAGCGGTCAGGCTGAGACCATGCGTGCGGTAGCTGTGGCGGTAGACGGGCTTCAGGGCATCGATGACGAGGAACACGACGACGCCGAAGATCGGGGCCATCACGATGAGCGCGGCGGCCGAGGGCGTGTCCCGCAAAAACGTCATGGCAAGCTTGATGACCGGATAGGCGACGTAGACGGCTGCGCTGACGATGGCGAAAACCACGGCGCCGATGACGGAAAAGCTGGATCGGAGACAATATTTCATGCTGGTCCCTTCGGGTGTTATCCTCCGGCCGGCTGGCCAAAGGGGAGAGCGTGGGCCTGACGGTCAGGCTGAGGCCAACTCAGGCGGCGACGTTCTGGAAGAAGTAGCCAAGCTCCGGAGCCGACACGACTTCGGCAACGCTTTCGCCAGCGCGCACCCGGCGCGATCCGCGAAGGCCGATCTTTGGTTCGTCGATCGAGCCGGCGACGCGGGTACCGAACTGAGCCGTCCAGCCCCACGTGGGCACCTCGCCCATGCTCGACACGATCTTCTCACGGCGGATCAGGGCGCAATGCTTGCCCCAGAGGCGGTAGCGCACGGCCGGCTGGCCGGGACGCGCCGCATTGGCAAAGCCGGAGCCGACGACGATGTCATCAAGCTCGAGGAGATCGGCAACGGCGCGCTTGTCGGCGAGACCATCGGCAACGCCCGACGTTGTAAGCGCCCGCAGAACGTTGGGGTTCTGGCGCATCTGAGACCAAGCCAGCCGGCCCATGACAGCAACGTTCGCACGCATGACCATGCTGTCGAGCGCATCCGTGACGGCGCGGATCGGCTTGCTGTCGGCGTGGCTCCACTGCGAGGTGCCAGACAGAACCTCACGGTTCGTGGTGGGGTAGCTCAGCGGGTTGAACGTCTTGTCGGCGACACGCTTCTCGCGATCCAGCTCGACGATGTTGGTCAGCTGCTGGACGGCGAAGGCTTCCGGGTCGTAACCGGCCGGCGCCTGCATGATGTCGGCGATCGGAATGATGGCGTCCTGACCGTAGTCGGCCGTCGCGCCCGTCACTTCTGTGCCGCCGAACTCCATGATGTTCGGCTCGGACTTACGGCCGACCTTGGTGTCAGGGATCGTGATCGTCTGGTCGAAGCCGAAGACCATGTACTTGAAGGTCTCGGCCGTCAGACGCGGCTCGAGGCGAGGCATGACCTGATCGGCGATCAGTTCCCCATTCTTGAAGGCAACGGCGATGCCGGTCAGAACCGGATCGACGGGAAACGGCTGTCCAGCCATACGTAAGTGCTCCTGCGGGTGTCGATCCGGGCCTTAGCCCTGGATGCGATGGGGGTTGATGAAGGCCTTGGCGATATCGCCGGAAACGCCGCCTGTGAGGACGCGACCGACGATGAAGTGATTGACGCCTGCGCCGGGGGCGGCAGCGACGGCCTTGCCGTTGGCGTCGGCCGTGATGCCGGCGCCGGGCGTCACGGTCCCGCCGACCAGAATTTCGGCTGGGCCGAACAGCACGACATCGACGCGCTGGCCGATCTTGGCGCCGTTCGGGTAATCGACAACGCCAGCGATCACGTCGGTTGGTGCCGTCGCCAGCGCGACCTCGCCATCGATGGCGGTGAACTTGACCTGGGCGCGATGGGCGAGATCGGTCGAGGCGATGAAGGCTTTGATGAACGGGTTCATGCGGCGGTCCTCAGCGGCGGTTCTTCAGGCGCATCGCAGCTGTGGCGGGATCGATGTCCTCGCCACGTTCCTTCGCAGCCTTGATTTCGGTCTGGATCGCGATGGCGACCTGATTGCTGTCCGAGAAGTCCGGACCATTGCCGTTTGCCAGTTCCGTCGTTTCGACGGGCACGGGCAGCTTTTCGAGCAGCTCGCGAAAGGCGCCGCGCGGCGACGTCGTCTTCTGAGCGCCTGCTTCCGAGAAGGTCAGCACCTCGTCGGACATTTCCGAAAACAGCGCGATGGCGGTGTCCTTCAGGCCGATCGGGAGACGGCCGGCTGCGATGATGCCTTCGACAAAGGCGCTATCGGCCTGAGCCTGGGCCCTGGTGTTGGCCTCGGAGAAGGTCGTTTCGCGGGCCTTGATCGCGGCTTCACGAGCATCGAGTTCGGCAAGCCGCTCGGCCTCCGTCTTCTGGACGTTGGTCATGGAAAGATCCTTGATGGTTTCAGAGAAGGTCGGCCGCACCTCTTCCTCACGCGCTTCAGCACGCATGGAGGCAGCGTTGTCCGTGATCTGGTCGATCTCGTATTGCGGGATGATCCGATCGGCCGTCGCGATGTCGGCCGTCTCGATGAAGTAGTCGCGCATGCCCCGGAAGAGCCGGCCGATGCTGTCCATCGTCCAAGCGGTGCGCCAAGGCGTCTCGGCAAACTCCAGAATAAGGTCCGTCGCTTCAGCGAATTCGATCCCGGCCAAACCTTTGACGGCCGGTGGCTCGGCGCCGAGGAAGCCGACATGACGAAGATGGTAGGAGCCGGGCGTCGGGTTTCCGGGTGCGGCTGGATCGTAGAGCGCGGCCGAGACCTTCAGGAACTTGCCGTCGCGCACCATCTCAGAAAAGGACGGGTCGAGGCGATCAGGCTCGGCGACGAGGCGCCCGTCTTTCACCGACAGCGCCTTCACCCAGCCGAATGCCGGCGCGTTCGTCTTCGGATGACCGACAACGATCGGCGCCTGATGGTTGGCCGGATCGTAAGAGGAGGCGATCGCCGCAACATCGGCGTCGGAGAAGGTGATCGCCTTCCCCTGCGTCGAAACATGGCTGCCGGTTTTGAAGATTTCGAACGGTTTCATGCCCGGCATCTAAGCCAAGGCGTGCCCCGTCGTCGGGACCGCGAAATCGCACACCGAGGAACAAAGGCTGGAAATCCGGACGGGAGGGCAGCGGCGCATGCCGGACACGATCTTCAGATCGTTTTCAAAGCCGTTTCAAAGCCCTCTGGCGCGTTTGACCGACCTGTGCGCCATCACCGGGCCTTCAAGCGCACCATTGGCCTCCTGAAGCCCTTTTGCAAGCAGGCTATTTCTGCTCAATCGCCTCAACGAAGTGATCCTTGACGATGTCGAGGATAGCCGTAATCGACGCGTCATTGAACCCGAGGAATTGCCGCTTGGGGATTTTCACGCTCTGAACCTTGAACGTCTGTCCGCCCATGGAGAACACGAGCGCCTCGGCCGTCTTCGGTCGGATCGTTCCGCCCTCATTGTGGATCCGCGCATAGACTTCGTTCGATCCGATTTCGACGCCGTCGCCGGCGAGCTGCCAGACGATTTGGGAAAGGCTCCGGGTCTCTCCGCGCAGGATGCCTGGGCCCTTCTTCGTCTTGGCATAGAGCGGATTGAGCGCGACCCACGGCGCGCCGTCTGGATCCTTCTGATCGACGAAGCGGCGCCGGGTGACCTTGGCTTCGAACTCGCCGATGTTCTTCAGCGCTGGCTTGATGTTGCCGGCCGCTGCCAGAAGGCGCGCCAGCGCATCGTTGATGGAGGCATCGTCGATCGTGATTGTCGCAGCGGCCATTGCGTCGTCCCGTTGTTCTGCTCGACAGCCAGTGCTATATTCTGGCTGTCGGTTGATCGAGGCGCCGGAGCCCTCCGTAGATCTTCTGACGCAAAGCGCGCCCCGGCAGGCGCGCTTTTTCTATTCCGGTCGGCGGTAGAGCAACGCTCCACGACGATAATTCCGAAGGTAATCGTCCTTCGTGTCGAAGCCGGTCACGGCCACCCAGCCCCTGTTGGTCCATTCGAAGCGCACGAACAGGGCACGGCCATCGGGCAGGATGATCCGCTTGAGGTAGGCACGGCGCAAGACCACGCCGCTTTTCATGGCCGCCCAGTCCACCCAGATTTCGTCTGGCGCGATGATGGTATCGGCCAGCAGCTTGGCGTACTGGCCCCGGCCGCGTTTGTCGCTCTTCAGGCCGACGACGGTCCCGTCCGGCATGCGCTGCTCGAAGAGCGACCGGCTAATGGTGATGAGCCCGCCGGACTTATCGCGGAACGGGCCTTCGCCCTTCTTCAGGTCGAACCGCTTCAGGAAGCCTTCGACATAGGCTTTCGGCTCCAGGCCCTCCGGCATGAGGTCGCGGCTCTTGGCGACGGCCGGCGCGGGAAGATCCGGCAGGTTGGCCGGCGCCGGCGCATCTGGCTGATACGCTGGCAGCGGCTCGCGCAGCTCGGTCGGCACGACACCGTCAAGCCATTCCTTGCCGACGTTGTATTCCCAGCCGCGACCGATGCCGCCGATCCGCTCTTCCTTCTCGCCGGTGCGAGGATCGATACCGTCATATCGGACCAGCTCGGGCGCCTCATCTGGCGCATCCTTGCCGAGCGCCTGCATCTCGCGCCGGGACAAAGCCTCGACATCGCAACCGCATCCCCAGCCATTCGGCGGGTAGATGCGGTCCCAGATCGGATCGTTTGCTGCCCAGACCTTGCCGTCCCAGGCGAGGTGCTGAAGGCGCGGATGCAGCGCGCCGGAATGGACGTACTGCCAGTAGGGCCGATACTTCAGGACATCAGGATCTGTGAGCTGCTTGTATCGCCCGGCCATGTAGCTGGTGCGCATGTTCGTCGTGTAGATGATCCGCGCGCGCCATGCGCGCCGCTCGCCATCCGTCGATCCACGCGCATTAAAGAGCCAGCCCGTGCGATCGACGATGGCGTCAAAGTCCTTTTGAAACTCTTTGAAGCCCGTTCCCTGGACACGCGCTTTCTCGATCGCCGCCCGGAAATCTCCCAGCATGTCATCCCGCGTGACGCCGGCGACAGAAAAGCCGCGGACATGGGCTCCATGCTTCAGATCGTCATAGCGCCTGGTGGGCAGGTTGACCTTGCCGGCGACGAAGTCGATTGCCTCCTGAAACGGGATCTGCTCACCGGCCATCGACGGATGCCACGCCTTCGAGCTGGGCGAGCAGCGCGGCCTGCTCGAGGAGCTGAGCCAGATCGTCTACGCCCATCTCCGACGACAGCCGTGCCAGCCGTAGCGTCAGATCGTCATAATCGCGCGCCTCGGCGAACTCGGTGCGGATCTGTCCGATCATGCTGTCGAACACGCCGGCGCCGGCGGTCTCCAGCTGGTCGGTCAGGTTGGCCACGACACGCTCGCTGTTGGAACGTGCCGGCGGGTCTGCGAAATCCAGATTATCGAGCGCGCCCTTGGCCGCAACGCCGGGCTTGCCCGGTTTGGTCTCCGGCGCCGGCTTCTCAATCCATTCGCCGCCATAGGTGTCGTCGATGTACTGCGGGTCCTTCGGACGATAGCCCATCTTGTAGATCGTCTCGTCGCGCTTGATCTTCTCGTTGAGATCCTCGGCCTCGGCGAAATCGCGCCAGACGTCGGGGATGCCGGCGCCGGGAAAGTTCAGCTCGACGATCCACCGGGCGATGGTGTCCTTGATGGTGGCGGAGATCAGATCGGCATCCGCCTTGGCGATCGCAACGCGCACCTCGTTGTGGACTTCGCCGAGCGATCGCGCGCCGCGCTCGCCGGAGTTCGTGGTCAACGTCTCACCGAGCACCGCCTCGCTCATAAGTTCGTCGAGGTATCGGTTCAGCTTCTCAAACACGTCGCCGCCGCCGGCCTTCGCCTCCAGCAGCTCTACGATGACGTTTTCCGGTACCGCAATGCCGGTGTCGTTCGCCAGCTGCCGGATCGCGGCCAGCATCTCGTCCTGGCGTTGCTTGTCGTAGCCACCGGGATACGTGATCTTCGTCGTCGGCGTGCCGTGTTTCTCGACGGCGCGCAGCCACTGTGCCAGTGCGTTGCGCTTCATCCATGCGGGCCAGTAGAGGACTTGCCCTATGCCGACGCCATATGGATCGTCTTCATCGTCGTCGATCGAATGCCTGTGAACCACGAACTTCCGATCGGGAACCGGCACACCCTCGATCATGGCAGCGCGCGTCAGGAGCCGGAGTTTGCCGTCCATGTCGAACCGGAACCGGCGCTGCTTCTTGACCTTAACGGCCTGTAGCGTCCAGACGCCGGCGACATTGGCCCAGAGAACCTCGGCAACGGAGAAGCCCTTCAGGACGGCGCCCAGCATGCCGCGTGTCAGCTTGTCGAAGTCGATCGCCTTCAGCTGGCGCTTGACTTCCTCGGCCGCGCGCTTGTCGAGATCGCTTTCCGATGCCTCGAAGACACTCCATTCGCGGCTGACCACTTCCAGCTTTCGCTTTTGCAGGATGGCGAAGGCATGCGGATCGCGCCGGATCTCGTCATAGAGCTGATGGCTCTTGCCAAGGCCACGCGTGCGCAGGATCTCGTCTGTCGGCTGCATGACGCCGGCGAACTCCGGGACGAACGGGTCCGTCCGGATCGTTGCGATCTCCATGGTGGTTCAGCCATCTCAGTACCCCGTAAATGCGGAAAGATCGGATCGGGCGGCTACGGCGCCGTAAGCTCCGGTCGCGTCCGTGAACTGGCCGGCTGTCGGACGGTCATCCCCTGTCACGCCGGCGCCAACTTCGCCGCCTTCCTGCTCACTGGCATAAACTGCCAACGCTCCGGCGACGGCACTGTCGCCATGGCGCGCGAAACCGTCCCCCTTGCGTGCGAGCATCGTCCGGCACCTTGGCAATGCCCTTGGTCATCTTCAGCAGACGGTAATCGCCGAGCACGTCGTCATCGAGCGGCAGCTCAAACGTGCCGTCTTCGAAGCCGGCTTTCAGCTTCGGCATGTTGAGCATGTACCATTGCTGCGAGAGCTTGATCTCCGAGACGAACGACGCGCCGAACGCCTGCCGTGCCGCCTCGGCATGCGCCGCACCGTTGCCGGTAGCGTCAAAAGCCGCGTGGAAGAAGCGCGGCAAATGCTTTCGCAGGAAGAGGATGATCTGGCGGGCTCTCGAACGGCACGTTGCGCAGCTCGAGGAGGAACGGCGTGCGCAGGCTGGTGTCGAGACGCACCTGAAACGGATGGATCACGGACAAGTCGCCCGATCGGCCGAAGTCCTGGCGAAGCCGGACCGCATCGTCGGATCGAGACGCTTCAGATGCGGCAGGAGCTGCTCGGTGCAGAAGTCCGCGATCTCCGCATCTCGAAGCTCTTTCGGCCATCGACAAAGCCTTCCGGCGACGCCCAGCGAATAACCGGAATGTCTTCCTTCATCCGCGACATGATCAGTGATCGGGTAAGGAACGCGCCGACGACATCGATGGGATGCAGAACAGCTCCTCGTCAGCGCCGGCGCCATAGAACTTGATGATGTCCTGGCGCCAGTCGGCCTCCGCCTCGGCCGACCACGGCTTGCCGGTCACATAGGCGATCCGCTCGTAGAGCCCCTGCTGCAGCGCCGTGTCGAAATCGATGCGCAGATGCTTGTAGCTCTGCCGGCCGGCAGGGATCTCTTGGATCTGTTCGTTGAAGTGGTTGTCAAAGCCATCATGCGTGGAGCAGACGATGACCTGTCCGCCCACATTAGGAACGCGAGCGCCGCCTTTAGCAGTTCTTCGAGGCTGTCAACGAAGGCCGCTTCGTCGATCATGACGACGCCCTGCTTACCGCGCAGGGTGCGCGGCGCCGATGACAGGCCGACGATTTCGAAGCCCGACGAGAACTTGATCCGGAATGCCTGAATGGCGCGCTCGCCATCCTTGTCCGAGTCGTCCCAGATGAATTCCTGCATCTCCAGCGCGGCTTGGCTGAAGGCGCGGGCCCACATGGCGCAGGCGTCGATGAACTCCGCGTCATCTCCTGGCTATAGGAGATGTACATGAAGTCCATGCCGCCGGCTTCGCGGCACGCGCTGCGCGCAGGACGGCATAGGCTGCGCACGCCATGTCAGGCCGATACGGCGCGACTTCTCGACGAAGAGAACGCGGCAGGCCGTTGTCTCGAGGAGGGCAGCGTCTGCTGCTGGTACGGCAACAGCGCCTTGCGGGCGCCGATCCGGTTGATGACGGCATCG